ATAGTCGTGTAGTACGTGCTGTTGCGGTACTCCACAAGAGGGTTGGGCGCAAGGTTGCGCACGGACAGCCACTTTGTGCGTGCATCTTCTCCGTACTCCACTTCGCGCACCTTGCCGTGCTTCTCTGCGTAAAGGAACAAGTACAGCATACGGAACATACTGTATGCTATGCTTTCAGCGTTGCCAATACGTCTGCTGACAAGTACCGTTTCCTGCTTGCCCTTATTATTGTACGTTGCAACTGCTCCTATTTTGCAGCAGTCGAAAAGGAAAACCGCGCTCATAGTCTTAGCGTCCTTTTCCGTTTTCCATAGCAGCGCGTTGTAGCCGCTGCCGTTGCTTAAGCAAAGCAGTCCGCTGTACAAGTGCTGCATATTGTCGCGCATCAGCTCGGAAAAGTCAATGTTTGCAAGCTGTGCGCCAAGATTGACAAGGTTACGCTCGTATTCCTGGCTTAGAATGAAGGCGTGCGCGTTCCTGCGTACAGCCTTGTTGAAATATCCTATTGTAGCCCCTACGAGCTGCAAGTAGTTACAGTCCGCGAAGTCCTCGTCAAAGAACTTTGGAAAGTCCTTGTCGTAAGGCTTGCTGCCATCCAAGTACGGCAGGAACGCAAGCCCCAGCCGCTCATAAGTGTTTACGGGCTGCTGCCTTTGCTCCTGCTCTGGTTGCTTGCTTTGCAGCGGTGGCAGCACTTCTTTCTTGTCCTGCTCCAGCATATCCAAGAAAACGATGTCAACGACACGCCCGCGATTGTCAATCCTAAACTTGCACTCACGCGGCAGCTCCTTAAGGAAGCGCACGCGCTCGTCGTAAGTTGCAGGGCGGTACTCGCCTGCGGGTGCAGGGTCAAGCACCCAAAGTCTGTCTTGCTCGTCCTCTTTGTCCCGGTAGTTCAGTGCTACGTAAAACCAGTTTTCCGTTTCCAGCACGGCTATTGTCCTGCCGTCATTCCACGCTACTATTTGTCCGTCAACGTCTTTATTCATTGCTTTTGGTTATTATATGTTCGTTTTAAGAGCTTTTTGAAAGCACGCCCGATAAAGTGTGCAGGCGCAGCGCAAAACGCTCTTGTGCGTCGCGTCTGCGCCTGTACAGCAGCTTTATGGATGCGGTTTGCAAGTACACTGCTGCAAATGTACTTCGTCCGCGTTGGCAACAAACACTTCGTCGCCGCTTTGCACGGCACGTGCAAACGCCTGTGCAGTCTCTCCGTCCATTGGGTAGGCGAGCGCGTGCATCAGAAACGCTGCCTTGCAGTGCTTGCAGCGCATGACAAGCACGGGCTTGTAGGGCTTTTCTTGCTGCTGTGCTGGCTGCTCGTCAAACAAGCTTGGCTGTGCAACGAGCTTGCCGTTTGCTGTTGTGTACTGTGAAAGCTCTGCGTCAACTTGCTTTTCAAGCTGCTTACTGCGTGACAAGTCCATTGACGTGCGTCCTCTAAAATATGCTTTCTGTGCGTCGCGCATTCTGCTTACGAGCTGCACAAAGTCGTTATACTGCATCATAATTCTCTGTTCTTTTTACGTTTAGTATTGTTTTCCGTGCAAAGGAGCACGCATAGCGTTATACTGCATTTTCAGCTCAATGTGCTGCTGCAAATCCACGCCCAGATGCTTTGCCCAGCAGCGCGTAAAGCTCAATGCGGCAGCGATTGCACTCTCGACGTTGTTTCTTTTTTCTGCAAGCATGGTGCAAAGCTCATACGCGCATTCAGCAAAAGTGAAGTTCCCGTACACGTCAAGCCAAAGCACAAAGCTGTCGGTGGAAGGCTTCTGCTGTAGCTTGCCGCCAAGCACGCCCAAGAAGTCGTAAAGGCGTATGCAGATGTCGGCGAACTCGTCAGCAACAGTGTCCTTGATAAACTGCTCGAAGCAGAACTGCCAATGCTTTTCCTTGTGAGCTTCCGCTTGTGGCGTACAGCTCTCACGCTTAAACATTTCCAGCTGTGCGAAGCGCAGCTTGCGGTCGGCTTCCACTGCTTCCGACACTTCTGTAATAACAAGCATCAGCCAGTGCGCGTCACTGCGGTGCTCGTTGTGAAAGCCATGCGTGCAGGCCGTTTCGTATGCCTGCTTTACATAGCTGTTTTCTCTGTCTATATCAACATTCAATGTGTAGTCCATACTTTTTTGTCTATAACAATTCCAGTTCTACGCCTTTTTGTGCCACAACAGTATGCTTGCCCGTATTGCGCTTGACGCGCTCCAAGAAGTTGTCCGCGTTGCTGTTGCTGCTTGAAAGGTGCAGCAGTACGATTGCGCGTACTTGTGACAGGTCGTTTGCTTTCAGCGTCTTTATGCAGTCAACGACGCTCATGTGGCTACGCAGCACACGCTCGCGTACCACCATAGGAACAACGCCGTTGCGCGTGTTCTCGTCAAGTATGCGCTTGTCATAGTTGCACTCCAGCATGACGTAGTTTAGCCCTGCAAACGTGTAGCGCAGGTAATACGTGTCAGTGGCAAACAGCAGCAGCCCAAAGTCGGGATGCTTGATAAGGAAACCACATGGCTGTGCAGCGTCGTGTTGTGTCGCAAAGGGCATGACCTTGAAGCTGCCTATCTGCACTGTGCGCTTAAGCTCCAGTGCTGTAGCGTTGCTTCCCTGCTGCAAGCGCAGCGCATCAAGCGTGCCCTTTGTCGCATAAAGCGGCATGCGTTGCACGTACTTAGCCGCAAAACGTGCATGATCGCCGTGCTCGTGCGTTATCAAGCAGCCAGCAACCTTGCTGATGTTGTAGCCCAACGCTTCTTCGCAGCGTGCGAGTGAGCAACCGCACTCCAGTACGATTGCTTCACTCTCATTCTGTAGTATGTAGCCGTTAGCTTCCGAGCCGCTGCCTAATACTGTCAGTTTCATACGCTGCAAGGAAGATTACTTGAACATGTCAGGTGTCGGCTGTGCGCCCATCGGCTTGACACCGCCCGCAGGTGCAGCAGTGCCGTCGTTGGCGGGTGCAGCAGGCGCAGGAGCTTCTGGTGCTGCTGGCTGTGCTGCTTCCGCATTGTCGCCCATACCCAGCTGCTCCGTGTTCGCGTTGTCCTGTTTCTCCATTTCAGCAGCTATGTTTTCGGGCGAAGCAGTGCTGACGGCAGGCTGTGCAGGTGCGTCGACAAGCTCCACTGCGTCCGCAAGTTCCTCTGCGGACTGCATACCCAAGCTGATTTCGGGTGCATACGTGCGCTGGAAGAAAGCAGCAGCGCGGTACTGAAGCATCAGCTCCGGCATGGTCTGCCACTTGCTGCCTGGCTTGCTGTACCAGCCCTCTTTCTTTGCCATTGCGATAGACACCCATGCTCCGTGCAGCACTTCGCCCTCCTTGTCAACAGCGTAGGCGCGGCAGCTCCACTCGTCCGTGTTTTCCTTGCCCTTGAACTCGTAGCGAAGCGGGCTGAACTTGCCGCTTGCGTTGATGCAGGCGATAAGGAACTTTGCACTGAATCCGGGATTGCCATGCACGATGTAGAGGTTCTGCATCACTTGCAGCGGGCTTGCGCCAATGCGTGATGCCATTTCCATGGCAATAATGCAGTTAGACATGTTGTTTTGGTACTGCGTAGGAACAAGCGAACTTGTTGAAAACACCTTTGCCATGCGCTGGCAAAGCTCGAAGCCCTCTGACGAGCCGAAGAACTGCAACTGTGCAGGCTTCATTACTTGAATCTCGTTTTCCATTGTGTACGATGTTTTGATGTGAATAATAATGTTACTTTGAAAGAACTCCCAATAAGTGTGCGAGCGCACTGCGTTTGTAAGCTTCTTTGAAGAACTTGCCAGCGTGTTCATCTTCAATGGCTTCGAAGATGCCTTCGATAACCTTTTCGCCCGTTCCGCAAACAGCAGTCATCGTTCCTCTCTTGCCGTCAGCCGCTTTGTCGATTGCAATCACTACGATTGCCTTGTTTTCATCACTCTTGGCTTTTTGCGCCAACTGAATGAAAGCTTCTTCCGTTGCTTTCATAAACTCTGTTTTCTTTTCGTCCATAGTCGTACTTTTTTTGTTGTTAAACTTTGCGATTGCTCGCGTTATAAAATGCTTGATTCCTTTCATAGTTACACGTCTTTTTCTACTGTCAGCTGTGCGCCCGGTACAAAGCGCAGCTTGATAATTTGTGACTGCGTTTCCAGCACGTGCTCCACGCTTTCCGTGTTATCCACGAACAGCGGCAGCTCCACGCCAAACGCTTTCTTAATGCCGTCGCAGATGTCAATACCGACGTTGACTTGCCCTGCATTGTTCAAGCGGTCGTATTCAATGCCGTTATACACAGCTGTACACACCTGCTGCTCGTCGTCGTTGGTCTTGTTCTGTTCCGAGAACTTCCAGCGTGCAAGCTTGAAATACTGTGACAGCTTGCTTTCCGTAGCGTCCAGCACCTTGCGGTTGTATTTGCGCAGCTGTTCCAGCACTGCGTTACAGTCCGCTACTATCTGCGACTGCTGCTGTGCGACACCGTTCAGACGTTCCTTTTCCTTGTTGATGTTAGCGTTTGTTTGCTCCCCTGCAAGCTGGCGTACTATGTCGTCGCGCTGTGCTTTCAGCTCGTTAAGCTTCGCATGCTGCTCCTGCTCCGAAGCGGACATTTCGGGCTTCTGCATGGATGCACGCAGCACGCCAATCTTGCTTATAATCTCGGCAACGGTGTTGTCAGTGTCAACCGTGCGCTGTTCCTCCGCAGCAACGGCATCCTTTGCTGTCTTAATAGCTGTGTTCGCGTCTGCAACAGCTTTCGTGTCCTCTGCCTGCGTCTGCTGCTCGTACTGCTTCACTTGCTTCTCAAGCACCACTATCTGCTCCTTAAGCTGTGCGCTCTCGCTGTACAGCTGTTGCAGTGCGTTTGCTTTGTCAGTGTTAAACTGCGTAGCGGCCTTGTCCTGCATGCGCTGCTGTGCTTCCGCTGAAAGCGGCTGTCCGCAGCAGGCGCAAACGGTGATGGGCGTGTACGTAAATTCCTCTGCGTTCTTTGCAAACCATGCCTGCTTCTTTTCGTCAAACTGCTGCTGCAAGTCCTTAAGCTTCTTGCGTGCCGTGTTGTATGCGTCCGCTGACTTGCGCTGCTGTTTTTCAGCAGTGCCCAGCGTGTCTTGTGCGTTCATAACTGCCACACGCAGCTTTTGTAATGCGGCAAAGTGCTCGTCCTGCCACTTCTTACGTGCCTGCTGTAACTGCGTTTCCAGCGTTTGCAGCTCCGCTCTGTTGCGCTTGTCTGCTTCAAGCTCCGCAGGATCAGCCTGCAACAGCTTTTCAATGTCGGCAATCTGCGTGTCAAGTTCCTGCTTCTGCGTGCGCAGTGCCGCAAAGTCCGCTTCAACGCGCAAGTTGTCCTGTGCTGCAATCTGCTTGGGTATCGTGTCGATTTCCTTTTGCGCACGCTTTTTCGTGCTCAACGTCTGTTTCAGCAGTTCTTCCAGCGTCTTGCCCTTGTCAACTTCTGCCTTGACAAGCGGGAACTCCGCAAGCAGTGCCGTCGTGTCAAGCTCGCCCGTGATGCTTGCAAGGATGCGCCGTCTGTCCTCCATTTTCTGCTGCATGAACGTCTTAATGTTGGAAAGCATGAGCCAGCCGTTAAGGTTAAAGATTGCAGACAGCTTTGCTTCAAACTCCTTCACGCTGCAAGGCACGTCGTTGTAGAAGCGTTCCATTGCGGCACTGATGAACTTTTCCTCGCCCGTTCCCTCTGCTTTCCACTTTTCCGTCAAGCGTCGGCGCAGAACAGTTTCCACTCCGTCCACAAGCAGCACGACGGTTACTTCCGTGTCAATCTTGTGAACAATCTCGTTGTTCTTGTCCGTCGGCTGCACGCAGTCGTTCTTGCGCGTCGTGTTGCCAAACAGACACCACAAGTAAGCGTCGTACACAGTGCTTTTGCCCTGCTCGTTAGTACCGCTTACAGTTGTCGTGTGCGTGCCAAACTCCAAGTTCAAGCTGCGAATGTTCTTGAAGTTTTGCAGCTGCATTTTTTGAATGATTACTTGTTTTGCCATATTACTTATATTTATATAATAGGTGTATGTTACTTTCTTAGGCTTGCACCGTTGAACTCCACTATCGTACAGCAGCTGTACAGCCTGTCAATCGTGCGCGTACCGTACTTTTCTTCAATTTCAGTAGGCGTTAGGTTCGTTGTCACTACCAGCAGCTTTCCTTTCTTTTCCACACTGTCAATCAGCTCGACAAACACGTTGCGACGCTCTCCGTACTGCACGCTTTCGTTTTCAACGCCCAAGTCGTCGATGCAAAGGAAGTGCGATGTAAAAACCTCGCGCTGCTTGCTGTTAAGGTCGTAGCTGTTATAGATGGAATACACGCGCTTGAACTCGTGAAAGAACACGGGCAGGATGCGTGTTGCTATCAGCGTCTTGCCGCGTCCACAGCTTCCTGCAAGCAGCAGCCCTTTCCCTTTGTTGTCGGAAAGCCAGTCCGCTACAAGTTCGTACTCTGGTAGCCATTCCGGCTGCACTCCCTCGCGCTGCAACCAATACTGCAACCCCTTTGCAAGCCTTTGGCGTGCGTTTGGCACTTTGAAGAAGAAGCGTTCGGGTACTTGAAAGCCGAAGTCCTTTAGGTCGTTGAATATCTCGCTTAACGCTTTTGCCATTTTGGATAGTCCTCGCTGATTTTGTCCGTTGTGTGTGTTGTCGTACTTGTCTGCTTGCGAGCTTCACGCAGCGCAAACAGCCCTGCCCAGTTGTTGCCAATGCTCTGCTCAACGACAAGGCGTACTTGCAGGCGGTCGCTGTTGCCCAAGTTAAGCATGCGCTTGTACGCTGTTTCCAGCGAGCTTTGTGTCTTGTAACGCTCCCTGCGTTCACGCTTGTAGTCAAGCCATGTGTAGAAGATGTCCCTAAAGTCCTCGCTGATGAAGTCCAGGTTCATCTGCTCGTACCCCTTTGGCTTCACGTCCGTTACCGCTGCCAGCAGCTCGTCCTCCGTTTCCTGCTGCTCCTGCTGCTCTTGCGCGTCTGCAAGCTGCTTCTGTTGCGGAAGTTTACGGACGGGCACGTTGCTTACATCGACGTTGAGCTTGCCGTCCTTCCACAGCCCGTAGCGTTCCAGCATTTTGATAACGCTTGCATGTACGCGGTTACGCGGGTTAAGCTCCCCGTACTGATATTCAATGAAGCCAACGATAAACCACTTCTCGCCATAGTCAATGGGTATGACGCGCTTTTCGTCCTTGTTGAACGCTTCCAGTGCAGCACGCTCGCAAATCTTAACGTCCTTGCCCAAGTACATTCGTGCCGCTTCAAAGTCCACAATCCATATCCCTGCGTGGTTACAGTCGCAAAGAATGTAGTCCCACAGCAGTTTGTAAGGTGCTTTGAGTGAACGGACAAAATGCTTCTTGTACTTTTCCGTGTCCGTAAATCTCTTAGCCATATCAATTGTGTTTAGTGCGCATTGCACGCTGTAAAGATTGTAAATTGCTTGCTCGTCCATAAAGTTGTCGTACTTAATACTGTGCTCCCCAATAGCGTTTTATCTCACGCCCTGAGTACACGCGTCGGTTGTTACACTTCCTTACTTTACACTTGATATAGCCCTTTTCAGTGTGCCGTGCAATAGTACGACGGTCAACGCCCAGCGCAAGCGCCGTCTGCCCCGTATCGTACCAGCCGCTATCACTTACTTTAGGTTCTGTACTTGTCATAGCTTAGTTCCCTCCTTCAAACTTCTTTCGGATGTTGTTCACTGTCGTTGGAGTGCAGATGTTAAACTCTGACATTACCTTGTACGTCGCGGCTGTTTTCGTCAGCCCGTCGCTGCAAAGCTGCTTGAATCTGTTGTAAACAGCTTCGTGCTTTTCCTGTTTTGATGTTATTTCCATATAAAAATACTTAATAATGTATATCAATTTGAAGATAATTTTGTAACTTTGCACCCGTAAACGTAATGCAAGGGCAAAGTTACTATAAAAAACTAAATTTGCCTATAAATTACTATACAAAATTATATATTATTAAGATTTTTGGATAGCTTTTTTATGGATTTTAAGGAACGATTTAGCAAACTCGCGTATGCGCTTGGCTTAAGTGTTGCGCAGTTACAGAAGAAGCTCGGCGTTAGCAATGCCTACGCGCAGAATACGAAGTCGCCGAGCGCAAAGGTGCTTGCAGCACTGCGTGAGCAGTTCCCGCAAGTCAATGCTGACTGGCTGAAAACGGGCGAGGGCGAAATGATGCCTGCTCACTTGTTTGCGGCTGGTAAGGATGATGCAGTCTATGTTCCGCTGCTGCCCATCAGTGTGCAGGGTGGCAGTCCTACGGACTTTGAAGCACAGGTACACGAATACGAATGTGAAATGGTCGTAAGCCCGATAAAGGATGCAAGCCACGCCAGCACGATAACGGGCGACAGCATGGCTCCCGAATACCCAAGCGGCTGCAAGATACTCGTCAAGCGCATCAACGAAGCAGCGTTCATCGAGTGGGGCAGGACTTACGAGCTTGACACGGTAAACGGCCCAGTTGTAAAGAACGTGTTCCCCTGCAAAGAGGATGACAGCCGTATAGTGTGCCGCAGCATCAACCCCGACTTTGACGATTTCACGATTGCCAAAGAGGACATTCGCGCATGGTATAGAGTGCTGATGCTGATGTCACTGAAATAAGCGAAAAGTTGCAAAAAAGTTGCAAACGCTCGCAAAGCGATTTTTATTTTATTGATTAACAGCCAATTAGAAAGCGGAGTAGATAGGTCTGGAAAGCGTGTATGCGTCAAAAGCGCATCCGGGGTTCGAATCCCCGTCTCTCCGCGATTTACAAAGAAAACCGCTGCTGCTGCAAGGCAGGCAAAGAGTGACATTTTAGGACTGTTTGGGGCGAAAAAGTTGCAAAAAAGTTGCAAATTATTTGCCCCTTATGTTTTGACTACGGCACACTATGGTAAAGGTATCAGTACGGCTTGACACACGTTACAAGCACAAGGACGGCACTTATCCGCTGAAGCTTGCTGTAGCCCGCAAGCACACGTTCTATGTGCCTGTCGGGATAGACGTGCTGCCGCAGGACTGGAACGAGCGGACGCAGCAGATTGTCAACATGGCAAACCGCAAGGTGCTCAACGCTGTCTTGCGCCAGCGGCAAAGCGACGCGGAAACAAAGCTGTTGCAGTTGCAGGCAAGCGGCAAAATGCGCTCGCTGACAGACAAGCAGATCATAGCCATGCTGCAAAAAGAGGATGAGAACGAGCTGCCGCACTTGTTTCGGGACACCTACGAGCAGTTTATCGCGTTGAAGCAAAACAGCAGCACACAGCGAATTTATGCACGCACAGCAGCCCTTGTGGGCAAGTTTGCGGACTGGAACAGCCTTACGTTTGAGGAAATGACGGTGCGCTGGCTCAATGACTTCAAGCTGTTCCTCATGAAGTACAGCCCGAAGCCCAACGGGCGCAGCATACACTTCCGTAACCTGCGTGCCGTGTTCAACTTCGCCATCAAGCAGGACACCATTACGTGCTACCCTTTCCGAAAGTTTGAAATGGAGCACGAGGAAACGCAGAAGCGCAGCTTAAGCCTACAGCAGATGCGCAGCTTCATGTCGTTGCCTTGTGCAGCGCACGAACAGCGTTACAAGGACTGCTTTCTGCTCACGTTCTACCTTATTGGTATTAACGTTGCAGACCTTGCAGACCTCGCAGAGCCGACGGACGGACGCTTGCAGTATTTGCGCAGCAAGACACACAAGCTGTACGACATAAAGATTGAGCCGGAAGCGCAGGCACTCCTTGACAAGTATCGCGGCAAACAGCACCTGCTTGTTTGGTTTGACAGCGTTTCGCGCTACAACATGTTCGCCAACAAATGTAACTACTGGCTGGGCGAAATGGGCAAGCGCATAGGCATTGATAACCTTACGCTGTACTGGGCACGCCACACGTGGGCAACGTTTGCGTACAACCTTGATATTCCCGACGACACCATCAGCCGTGCGCTTGGGCATTCGCAGACTTCGGGCGCAAACGTTACACGCGTGTACATACGCGCAAGCAATAAAAAGGTGGACGAAGCCAACCGTGCCGTGATAGACTATTTGTTAAATGATACTAAATAATACTTTATTTACGCTTAGTTTCGCTTAATTTTGCTTACCTTTGACGCAAAATTACAGAAAACGCGTAAATGACAGTACCAAAGTTAGACATTGTTTGCAGCTCCGAGCAGGTGGCACAGGCTGTTTGTGCAGTCTGCAACATCAGCAGCGAGCAGCTTGTCTATGCACCGAAGTCACGCGACGTAAACCTTGCTCGCGGGCTGTACTGTGCTGTAACGAAGCTGGCAGGCATACACCCAACGGATGCAGCAGCAACGATAAAGCGCAGCCGTGCCAACGTTATAACTGTTGCCAAGCACTACAAGGGCTATCTGGAAGTGCGCGACGCTGTAACGACAAATCTCTACAACAAAATAGTCGATTATCTTCAATCCAAACAAGACGCGCTTAGTAATAAGCAACGAACTGATTAACTTTTTATTCATACACCAGCAGCCCCGTTGTGAAACGCAGCTGCTTTTTCGAAGCAACACCTTTCATCAATAATAACTCATAGATTGTGAACATAGGCAAATAACTACACGTGCAGTTGGCTGTGAAGCCGGTACTGCACTCCCAAAAGAAAGCTATCCAAAAGCTATATAGAAGCATTACGTACTGCTTCAAGCGCATACAGCGGTGTGCGCTTCTTTCAAAGAAACTTTTTTCCCACGGTGTAATATAGATGTTTATTTAGGTTAGGTATGGGCGCAAGGCAATACGGCTTTGCGCCCTCGTTGTGTTTACTGTTTACACACAGCAGCCTAAAATCTGCTTATTTTGCTTAGTTTTGCTTACTTTTGCGTAGTTTATTTCAAAATCAAGTAAAACGCATGAGTAACAACATTCCGTATCAGACGCTCGACATCAGTCTGCTGGAGCTTAACAGCGGACAGCTTGAAGGACTGCCCAAAAATCCTCGCTGGATAAAGGACGAGCGTTACGAAGCACTTAAAAAGAGCATTGAGGACGCGCCCGAGCTGCTGGAAGCACGCACGCTGCTTGTCTATCCGCTGCAAAACGGGCACTACGTAGTCATTGGCGGTAACATGCGCCTGCGTGCCTGCCGCGAGCTTGGCTTCAAGGAGCTGCCCTGCTATGTGTTCAAGCAGGACACGCCCGTAGAAAAACTGTGCGAGTACACCATCAAGGACAACGTGGCTTTCGGTAACATTGATTGGGAGCTGATTGCCAATGAGTGGGACACGGGCGACGTGCAGGATTGGGGACTTGACTGCTCTTTCCTTGGTGGCAACGAGGACGTTGACATCGACAAGCTTTTTGAGGAAAAGCCCAAAGAGGAAAAGGTAAAGGACTTGAAGATTGAAGTCACGTTCCCGCCCGAAATGGAGGAACAGCAGGCAGAAATTAAAGCAGCCATTGAAGCTGCACTTGCAGGCTACGAAAACGTAAAAGTGAAATAGGTATGCGTGTATTCCTGGCAGCAGCAATAAATCAGTACAAGAACATTCGGGAGTTTTCCGACATAGACTTCCGCAGTGTGTACCTGCTCGAAAGCTACTACTACCTTTTGAGCAACAAGAAAGCTCCCGAAAGCATTTGGACGGCTAACGACAATTTCCTGCTTGACAGCGGAGCGTTCACCTACATGGTAAAGGGCAAGGACGATACGGACTGGATGAAGTACACGGAAGCCTACGCGGACTTCATAAACAAATACGACATCAAGCACTTCTTTGAGCTTGACATTGACAGCATTGTCGGGCTGGAAAAGGTGGAGCAACTGCGTGAACGGCTGGAGAGCCTTACGGGCAAGCGTTCTATTCCAGTGTTTCACCTCTCGCGTGGCAAGCAGTACTTTGAATGGATGTGCAAAAACTACTCATACGTGGCTTTCGGCGGCATACTCACTGACGGCCTGCCGTCAAGCGTGATAGAGAAATACTTTCCATGGTTTATTGCTACTGCACACAAGAACAACGCAAAGATACACGGGCTTGGCTATACAAGCTCCAAGCTTGGCAACTTCCGCTTCGACAGCGTTGACAGCAGCAGTTGGCTCATGGGTAACATATCGGGAGGGTATTGCAAGTTTGATTTGCAGGCAGGCAAAGTAAAGACCTGCAACAGACCCGAGGGAACAAAGATACGCAATTACAAAGAGGTTATGACGCATAACTTCCTTGAATGGGTAAAGTTCCAAAAGTATGCAGACGTAAACTTTTAGAAAACAACGAATATGAAAGTATTAGTTATTTGTTCGGGAGGGCTTGATTCGGTGTCTATGGCACTCCGTTACGTAAACGAGGACACCACGCTTATGACCTTTTACTACGGTCAGAAAGCAAAACGGGAAAGCGAGGTGGTAGAGAAGCTTGCAAGCAAGTACAACCTCGGCTTTGAGCGCATGGATATTTCCTCGCTTAAGCACATCTTTGGCAAGGAAAACCAGCTGACAAACGATGTTGCAGTAGAGCAGGGCTACAAAAAAAGCGTAGTCGTGCCTTTGCGTAATGCTATGTTCCTGCAAATCGCTATGGTGTACGCGTATTCCAACGGCTTTGACAAGATCGTGCTGGGAAGCCACATGGACGATTGCGTGCTTGTCAACGGTGAGTATGCTTTCCCCGACTGCTCGCCCGCGTTCTTCAAAGCCTTTGAGCTTGCAATGGATATGGGCACGTTCCGTGGCGAGAAGCACGTAAAGATTGAAACCGCTTCGCTGCTTGGGCTGCACAAAACAGACCTTATCAAGTATGCCTACGAGAAAGACAAGGACATCTTGGCAGAGACGTGGTCGTGCTACGAGAACGGAGAGTGCCAGTGTGGTGTGTGTGACAGCTGCCGCAACCGTAAGGCTGCATTTGCCGCAGCAGGCGTTGAAGACATGACTGTTTACAAGGAGTAATCTGTATGCGGTACAAAGTAGTAGAGAAATTCGTAAGCATTAACGGTGAGGGCTTGCACAGTGGCGAGCTTGCCGTGTTCATCCGCTTCTTCGGTTGTAACTTGCGCTGCGACTACTGCGACAGCAAGTATTCTTACGACAAAGCGGAACAGTACGAGGAACTGACTGCAAAGGAGCTACTGGAGTACGTGCAGCAGCAGAACGTAAAGAACGTCACGCTGACAGGTGGCGAGCCGCTTATGCAGGCGAACATCAAGGAACTTGTTTTGCAGCTTGCAATCAACGGCTACCGGGTAGAGATAGAGACAAACGGCAGTATGTCCGTTGCAGAGCTTGCGGAGCTGCCTTTGTCTTATCGCCCTTGCCTAACGCTGGACTACAAGACGGAGTGCGCAGGCAACGCATACCAAAAGCTGATGAAGCAAAGCAATTATGCCTACCTCAACAAGACGGACTGCGTTAAGTTTGTTGTGGGCAGCTTGCACGACTTGCAGATTATGAAGTACGTTGTCGAGCAAAACAACTTGCTTGCACGTACCAACGTTTTAGTGAGCGCATGCTTCGGAACGATAGAGCTTCAAGACATTGCATCGTTCCTTATTCAAAATCGCCTTAACGGGGTTAAAATGCAGCTGCAAATCCACAAGTTCATCTGGGACGCGGACAAGCGCGGCGTGTAAAACTTTCAAGTGTTAGAAGAATTGGAAAGAACTGTAAAAGTATAAAGACTATGTACTACGTAAAGAAAAGAATGGAAATAGCTGCATGCCATCACTTGCAGCTGTCCTACGAAAGCAAGTGCGCAAACTTGCACGGCCACAACTGGATTGTCACCGTCTATTGCAAGGCAAAGGAGCTGAACAAGGACGGCATGGTTGCAGACTTCGCGCTTATCAAGCGTGCCATACACGGAAAGCTCGACCACGGCAACCTTAACGAGCTGCTGCCTTTCAACCCGACAGCCGAGAACATTGCAAAGTGGATTGTTGACACCATTCCGCAGTGCTACCGCGCTGACGTGCAGGAAAGCGAGAGCAACGTTGCTACTTACAAACTTGACGAGGAATAGCACTATGGCAAAGCTGACAAAGGAACAAGCAGAGCAGCATGTGCGCGAGCTGCTGGAGTATGTGGGTGAAGACCCGAACCGTGCTGGGCTGCAAGGCACGCCTGAGCGTGTCGTGCGTATGTGGAAAGAGCTGTTTCGCGGCTACGACCCGGCGCAGAAGCCCAAGATTACAGTGTTTGACAATGGCAAGGACAACCTTGTGTGCGACCAAATGGTTACGGACACGGGCGACTTTGCTTCAATGTGCGAGCACCACGTGCTGCCTTTCATGGGGCAGTACTTCTTTGCCTACATTCCACACCCCAACGGCAAGATACTCGGTTTGAGCAAGATTGCCCGCGTCGTGGACTACTGTGCTGCACGCATGCAGATACAGGAGCGTTTGGTGCATGACGTAGTGAATATGATTGAGGAAGCACTGACAAGCGACGTGCCAGCAGAGTGCGCTCCGCTGGGCATTGCCTGCGTAATGAAAGCCCATCACACGTGCAAGGAAATACGCGGAGCACGCAAGAAGGGCATTATGTCAAACTCCTGCCTTAAAGGGCTGTTCCTCACGGACGCAGCTGTACGCAGCGAGTTCATGAACTTAGTCAACAACACTAAGATTGAGTAGATGGCAGAGCGACGGGAAAGGACGCATTTAGTGCGTACAGAGCTTGAAAGGGAGCTGGGCGTAAAGTTCCGCGAAATGCTCCCCGCCAAGGACAAAGTGCTCATTATGCAGTACCTCTTGGAGCAGCCGCACGAGAAGCTAAAGGAACTGACACAAAGCAAGTACCCTGCGTTCATAGCATTGAGCGCAAGGTTACTTGTTGAGTGCCAGCTGAACAACTTCATGGAAGTGTATGCGCAGTTCCAAGACGAGGCATGCGGACGCTTGACGGCTGCAAAGGCGCAGGTGTGCAACGTGAGCTACATTAACGGCAAATAAGCCAAAAGTAGAGGAAAGTAAGCGAAACAAGCTGAAATAACAGCGAGGAACAGCGAAACTATGGAACAGGAAGTAGAAATGCAAGGCGAGCAGCAGCAGGACGGGCAGCGCGAGTTGACGGGACGGGAAAAGAGCAACAAAGCTATAGAGCCGTTCCAGTTCAAGAAAGGGCAGTCGGGTAACGCAAAAGGTCGCCCGCCCCTTACAGTGCAAAGTATCTGCAAGCAGCTAAAGAAAGAGGGTTACAAGGAGTTTGGCAAGTCGGACGTTTCCAAGGTGTACTTGTACTGCATGAGCATGGGCGAGGAACGCATGAAGCAGCTTGTCAACGACAAGGAAACGCCCTTTATCGTGCGTCTGTGCATCAAGTCGCTGTTGAGCAAGAAAGGCTTTGAGTATGCTGAAAAGATGCTTGACCGCTCACTTGGCAAGGTCGGCGACAAGCTGGATATTACCAGCGGCGGCGAGAAGCTTAAGCATGAGCCGTTGACGATAGAGGTCATTGACAAGCGCGAGCAAGTGGACGAGCGCATAGACGAGTAACGTGCAGCCTACCATTTTCGTGACTGCACGAAAATGATGCGCACGCTTGCACGCACATACGCACGTATATAGGAATAGGAACGTGAAGATACAAGTCAGCAGGGTTTACAACGTTATACAGAGTGCCTTTGACGCGGGCTACAGCACAGTGTCGGCACAAGGTAGCGCACGAAGCAGCAAGACGTACACCATCGTCATTTGGCTTATCGTGCGCTGTCTGTCGTTTCCCGGTACTACTGTTGCAGTTGTTCGTGGCACGCGCCCTGCGTTAAAAGGTACTGTGTTCCGCGACTTCAAGGACATCATGCAGCGCATGGGTCAGTGGAGCGACAAGTGCATGAACCTGACGGATTTCATTTACACGTTTCCTAACGGCAGCTGGATAGAGTTCTTCCCTGCGACGGATGATCAGCGTTTGCGTGGTCGTAAGCGCATGATACTGTACGTAAACGAAGCAAACGAGCTGTCCTTTGACGAGTGGACGCAGCTTAAGCTCCGTACCACGCTGTTCACACTGATAGACTACAACCCGAGCTTTGACGAAGACCACTGGATAGTTACCAAAGTAAACAACAGCTCCCGCACGAAGTTCTTCATCAGCACATACAAGGACAATCCGTTTCTTGAGCAAAGCGTCATTGACAGCATTGAGGAACTTAAGGACACATCGCCCTCGCTGTGGCAAGTGTACGGGCTTGGGCAGCGTGCAATCATTGAGGGGCGTATCTTCAAGTCGTTTGAAATCGTGGACGAGCTGCCGCCCCAGGCACGCCGACACCGCTTTCTTGGACTGGACTTTGGCTACACCAACGACCCGACGGCCATTGTGCTTGTCAGCATTGTGGGCAAGACAATCTACTTGGACGAGCTTTGCTACCGCACGCAGATGGGTACGGAGGACATCATCAAGGAGCTTAAGCAGCAGCAAGTATGGATGCCCAAGGTGTGGGCTGACAGCGCAGAGCCGCGAGAAATAGACGAAATTTACAACACAGGCATTGACATTCACGGCGTGAAGAAGTACCCCGGCAGCGTAAAGGCTGGCTTGCAGAAGATGCAGCAGTTCAAGCTTGTCGTGACGCGTCGCAGTGTCAACCTAATAAAAGAACTGAAAAGCTACGTGTACAGACGAGACAAAAACGGCAAGTGGCTCAACGAGCCAGTAGATGCCTTCAACCACTGCTTCACAGCAGACACGCTTGTAACAACATCGATGGGCGCAAAGCGTATTGCCAACATCACGACGGACGATTTGGTGCTGACGAGCGCAGGCTACAAGCGCGTAACAAAGCTGTGGAAGAACGGAAAGCGCAAAATTCAGCGTTACACGCTTGTTTTTGACGATGCGCAGATAGTTGTTCGGGCAACGCCCAATCACCTTGTAAGAACGGCTGCAAAGTGGCAAAAAATCGCGTGTTTGCACGCAGGCGACGTTGTGTTTACACAAACAAAGCGCAACGAGCAAACAGCACGGGAAATTAAAGCTATCTTTGCAGAGGACGCAGGCGAGGCCCAAGTCTTTGACTTGGAAGTAGCGCAACAGCATGAGTACTACGCCAACGGCCTGCTTGTACACAACTGCATCGACGCAATCCGCTACGTCATACTTGAAGAAGTGCTCGGACAGAACGGCGAGGGATTGGATGCAGAAGGACTATTGGATATACTGTAATTTATGAGCAAGATAGAAGAAGTATTGGCACTTAGCAGCGGCGAGCAGATGCGTGATTCGCTGCAACGCTGCAAGCCCAAGTTCAGCAAGTCTTTTTCCGAGACGGAAGCGGAGTATGACGTGTACCGTCACGCAGTCTTTGACCGCACGAAGCGCAAGCGCAAGCAAGTGAAAGTCAAGACGGACAAGTTCGACGCAGACGGCAATCCCATCTACAAGGTTAAGTACGTGGAGGTGTGCCGTGTTGCTGTTCCCGTTCAGAAGCTGCTTGTTGAGCGCACGGCAGGCTTCTTGCTTGGCAAGCCCGTCACGTACCAGCTTAAGGGCAAAGGCGCTACAAGCGACGCTTCGCAGCAGCTCTTTGACAGCGTTATGACTGTCTTTGAGCAGAACAAGATGCCGTACTTTGACAAGAAGCTTGCCCGCACAGTGTTCCGCGAGCGTGAAGCAGCGGAGCTTTGGTACTTTGTGCCGGACGCGAACGGCAAGCCGACAAGCGGTGAAATGCGCGTGCAGCTGTTAAGCCCGTCACGTGGTGACTTGCTGCTGCCGCACTTTGACGACTACGGACGCATGGACGGCTTCGGGCGCGGCTACCGCACGATGGACTTGCTGGGTCAGTACATCATGCACTTCGACATCTACACCGACCGCTTTGTTTACCGCTTCGCAACGGAAGCAAACGGCGCACAGCTGTACGCAGTAGATACAGCACCCGTACCGCACGGCTTCGACCGCCTGCCCATTGTGTACTACAGGCAGGAGAAAACGGAGTGGGACGATGTGCAGCCAGCTTGTGACCGCGTAGACACGCTGCTGTCGAATTGGGGCGACACCAACGACTACTTCGGCTCTCCCTCGTACTTCTTCAAGGGCAAGCTTAAGGGCTTTGCAGAAAAGGGCGAGCAGGGCAAGGTGTACCAAGGCGAGGGCAACGAGACGGACATGAAGGTGCTGTCATGGGACAGCAGCCCCGAAAGCATCAAGGGCGAGCTTGCGGAGCTGTTCAACGTCATATTCAGCTATACGCAGACACCCGACATCAGCTTCAAGTCCATGAAGGAGATAGGCAGCAACACAAGCGGCGTTGCCATAAGCCTTATGTTCACGGATGCGTTTATGAAGGCAGACGACAAGCAGGAGCTTTTTGGCGAGAACTTTGAACGTCGCTTCAACGTCGTAAAGGGCGGCTGTGCGCAGCGTGACGGCGTGGGTACGGAAACGGTAGAGCAGACGTTTGTTGAGCCGCACTTTGAGCTGTACCTGCCCAAGAACAAGAAGGAAGAAATAGAAATCATCAACCTTTCGACGGGCGGCAAAGCTACCATGTCACAAGAGGAAGGTGTGCGCAAGAATCCGATTGTTGACAATCCCGAGGAAACGCTGAAGCAGCTAAAGGCAGAAGCAGCGGAAACGGCAAAGCAGCAGCGTGACTTGTTTGGGGCTGGCGACAGCTTCAGTGCTGGTGATGAATAGTAATATGTAGGCTGTTGTTCGATTTCGCCCACAGCGGTGCGTCTGTAAAGCTGATTAACTGATATTAACCGTTGTAATTAACGGGAATTAAGGAAAACAGCAGCGCAGGCGCACTTTTTTAGTTAAGGGCGTGTTAAAACAGCAAACGAATCTAAACGATGAAGCAAAGCAGGGCAAAAACGGCTGAAATGTGTTAAGGTTTTGTTAAAACCTAATCGCTAACTGCAAAAATACCTTGCAAAAATGTTACGAAATGCAAAACAGCGGTTTTACTCGTCTTTTATGCGTTGAATATCAGCAAGTTACGTTTAAGCCCCATCGAAGCCCCTAAAGATAAGGACATATATATAATATAATATTTAATAAATAATAAACAGTAAAGCAATGGTAATTAACGTGCGTGCGTATGCGTGCGCGTAAGACAAGAAAAAACAATGTGTAGAAAATAAAAAAAGTCGCACAAATGGCTCAAAACATAGCGCAGCAAAAAGAACTCACGGCACTGTTTGCCAAGTACAACATACGGATAGGCATGCTGTACGGCAAGTTTATCAAGCAGCTGTCAGCACTGGGCATCAACGTTGAACAGAAGCTTAGTGAGGACGCGCTGTTTCTGTTTGACAACTTCCCAGAGCTTAAGACGCGTCTTAACGACATCTTCCGTCAGTACGTCCGCGAACAGCTGTTGCTCGCGCAAAGCGGCATACAGTCGGGCGTAGGGCTTGCTTTCGGGCAGGATGCACGCACACTGAAAGGCTACACGGTGCTCAACGATGAAGCAATCATGCAGGTACGCAACCTTGCTGCAAGTGCTTTCCTTGCGCAGCGCATGAATACGCCGCAGGGCTTGAACTTGTCGCAGCGTGTGTGGAACTATGCGGAGCAGACGAAAAGCGAGTTTGAAATGGCTATGAGCAACGTCATTACGGACGGGCTTGCAAAGGGCACAAGTGCAGTGGAGCTTTCCCGTAAGGTGTACGGGCAGCTGCAAGAGCCGGACATGATGTACAGACGCTATCATCACAAGGTCATTACCAAAGGCGGCGCAGCCAAGGACGTTGTGAAGTGGCACAAGCGCATTATTGACGAGGAAGGCAAAGTACGCTTTATTGAAGCACCGCTGGAAGAAGTAGGGCAGGGTGTGTACCGCAGCAGTTACCGCAACACGTTCCGCTTGATGCGCACGGAAATCAACATGTCGTACCATTACGCGAACTGCGAGCGTTGGAAAAACGAGCCGTTTGTCATTGGCATACGCATTTGGGGCAGTCCTCAGCATCCCGAACCCGATATTTGCGACGAGTTATGGGGCGACTACCCGAAGGACTTCAAGTTTAGCGGCTTCCATCCGCAGTGCATGTGTGCTGCAAGCGCGATTACTGCCAGCCGTGAGGAAATACGCGAGTACCACCGTCGGAAACGTGCAGGCGAGGACGTGTCAAACTTTGAGTGCAAGGGTACTGTTAAGGACGTTCCGCAGCAGTACAAGGACTACTTGCAGCAGCACCGCGAGCAGATCCAGCGTGCAGGTGAGCGCGGCACGCTTGCCTACGTGTTCCGTGATAACCCGAAGTACCTGCGTACTATCTTCGACAAGGAGAAGTTGCAGGACATGGGCTTGCAGACACGCGGGCGTACTCCCGAAGAAGCAAAGGTGTGGCGGCACGCGCAGCGTGATGATGCAGCAGCGCAGAAGCGTTGGAACGAATACCAGCTAAAAAGGGCGCACAAGGCAATAAGTAATGCTGGCCTGAATAGTAGCTCGCCCGTGCTGCAAAAACGCCTTACCGCGTTGCAAAACGCGATTAGCAGCGGAAACAAGGACGCAATCAAGACTGCATACGCGGACATTTGGAACGGCATACGCATACAGCAGCTTGCAGATGCACGTCACGCCAAGCGTAACGACGCAGCTGTGCAAAGCACATGGAACGAGCGCAGGAAGCAGAACGCGCTTATCTTCAACACCGGGCGCAACGTGCTTGCTGTTGCCGACAAGCTTGCTTTCGTTGAAACGTCAGCCAGCGCAGGGCTGTTGCGTGACCTGCTGTTGCAGTACAAGCTCAAGGAAGCTGCCAACCTTACCAAGACGCTTGCAAAGCAGATTGCGGAAGTCAAGAAGCAGGCAGCACAGCTGGAACAGTTTACACCAAACGCCCTTGCGTGGTTTAAGCAGTTTACGTCAGCAGAAGTGCAAGGCGCACAAGCAGCCATACAGCGTACATTCAACCGCTGGACGTGGGACTTTGATACAGACGCTTCATTGCAGTTCCTCAAAGGTCGCTTGGAGCGTGAAATTAACGTTGTCAACGGCACGAAGTACAAAACGAAAGAGATTTCAAAAGCCGCATTACAGCATAGGCTTGACATCGTGAACAAGCGAATAGAGTTCAATGCAATAAGTGCAAGCATACAGCATGAATTGCAGTTTGCAGCTACAACGCGAAGTAAGATAGTTTCTAATCTCGGTGTTGAATTGCAGGGCATGCTTAAGGACAACGACGCAAGCCTTGTGGAAGTACGTGCAAAAGCCGCAGACTTAAAGCAACGCGTTAAGCGGCTGGAAGCAGAAGCACGCTTAAGGGCTGCTAAAAGTTCGGCAAGTGCGACGCCAAAGGCAAGTGCAGCAGCCATGCCCACGCAAAAAATGACTGACACGGAGATTAAAGATGCAATGGTACGACTGTTCACGCAGCATGGAGAAAGTCTTTCCGCTGCCGACATCAACATTGTGGACGGCTGTGTGTATCTTACGTCTAAGCAGCATATGGTATTGGCAAAAATTTGTGACATCACAAATACAGAGAAGACGCAGACGTGGGCACACTCTCCCGGCGGCTACATTGGCACGAGCAACAGCTTCAAAATAAATGGAGCTTTGCGCGACGTGCATGGCAAAGGAAAAAACAAGATTGTCGGTACGCTTAAAGGCAATAAGAACGTGCAGTTTGCAATGGATTTGTACGGCGGCATGCTAAATGATGATGATATAAAAACCATTGAGACACTGGACGCTGTTATCGCAAGAAACAGTTTGCCGTTCCCGATAAAAATAGTACGTAACCTTACTTTTGACGGCGTAAATCCTTTGTTTGGTGGTACACTTCCAGTCGATTCCGAAACCAAGCTCAGCGTCAATGAAATTGCAACAAAGCTTAAAGCACTTCCGCTGAAGGAGCTGGAAGCAGATGCAGGTTTCATGTCTGTATCAACAGATGCACGCATGAACGTATTCACAAGCAGAAAATTTCAGTTGCAAATTGAAATACCGCAAGGAACACCTGTATATGTAACAAGAAACGATTACGAGAGTGAATGCGTTTTAGGACGCAACACACACTTAGAGCTTCTGGAAGTGGAGTACAACAGCACGCGTAAAATCGTAGAGATAAAATGTCGTGTGAAATAAATAGAGCAGGTACATACAAGTACCTACTCTATTTTATCTTCGCACTCGCCCAAGTTTATGCGGGCTTGCTGCTGTGCCTGCGTGAGAATTTCACAAGTATCATCTTCTGTGCAAAGCATGCACTTCTCACAGATAAAAGGCGGCGTGCCGTCAGGTGTCTTGTGCTCGTTCCTTTTCCATTTTTTCCAATCCTTGTCCGTAAAATTAGAGAAGGACGGATCGTTAAACATCGAAAACTTTTTTTTCTTAGCCATTGTGTATGTTGTTTTGAAGTTCGTACTCCTTTATTGCTTGCATTCCTGCCTCCGTTATTTTGTACCCCGTCGGGTGATAGTCGCAGCGAGGTTGCCAGCGTGTAAGACCACGCTTGTATAGTGCAGAGAGATAAGAACCAGCACACAGCCAAGCTTTCTTTCCGCTGCACGCCCCGTTACCGCTGTTAGACACAGCCGTAAACAAATACTGCTTGTCCGCGTCGTTGCCCCAAAAAGCAAGCGCGAAGTCGTGCGCAGTCATTACCTTGCTGAAACGCTGTGTGTGCTCCAGCAGCTTCAACGCTTTGTATGTCTTTGCTGTAATCATTTTACTTTACCCATAACCTTGTTGAACTCCTTGATAGTGCCTGCAAGTTCCTCTACAGTCCTGTGCATGCCCGAAGCAATGTAGGCAGCAGTCATTTCCGTGCCTGCTGCAAGGACACGCGAAGCAGCGTAGATTTCCACGCTTTCCATTGGCTCGCACTTGCTCCAGTGCTTGCGCTGCTCGCCCTCTTTTTCGTAGTACACGTTTACGCCTACGCCGTCCTCAATCTCTATCGTTATAGTCTTTTTCATAAACCTACAGCAGTATGAATTTCTTATAGAACATGTTCACAACTTGCAGCATATCGTCGGGCAGATAGCTTTTTGCGTAACGCTGTATGCCAACGGGTATGCCGTACAACGCTTCTGCCATTGAGCCGACTATTGCGCCCAAGGTGTCGCTGTCGCCGCCCCAAGCCATTGACAGCCTTATTGCGTCCTCAAAGTCCTTGCTGTCATGCACGATGCGCAGTGCGATAGGTACTGTTCCTTGACAAGTCGTGTCAAACACGCCACGCTTATACTTTGCCTTACGGTCATAGAACATACCCTCTATAACGTCCAGGCACTCCCGCTTTTTTGTCGTGCGTAGGTAGTACACAGCAAGCGCAGCTGCCATTGCTCCCTTTATGCCCTCTGGGTGGTTATGAGACACGTTTGCTGTAGCAATAGATTCGCTGGTGACTTCCGCTGCTGTACTGTACGCCCATGCTACCGGGCTGACGCGCATTGCAGCACCATTGCCAAAGCTGTTGTAAGGTACTGGATTGTCTATCCATGCCTTAAAAGCACGACCATAGCAAAGACCATTGTACTTCCTGCACCACTTAAGCAGGCTTCCTTTATAGTCCTTGCTGCCGTTAAGCAGTGCATCCGCTATTGCTACGGTGCAGATTGTATCATCCGTGAAGCTGCATTCGTGCGTAAACAGCTCCCCGAAGTCGTACTTGTTCGTGTTGTTGAACTCAAAGCGCGACCCTACAATGTCGCCTATAATTGCTCCTAACATAATACTGAAACGTCTTAAAATATCCTTTGTTTACTTATTTTTCTGCAAAATTACCCAAAATTCTGCACTTTTGAGCTATTTATTGGGTTAAAAATGCTACCTTTGCACTGACATTGTTGTATCGACTGTGCTTGCTCGTGCAGTTTTTTACACAAAGTTAAACTGAAATGTCGTGGCCGCTGTGTGTTTGTCGTACTTGCACAGCGGCTTTTTTTGTCGCTGTAAGGCACGCACACGCTGCTGCCCGAATAACTACGCGGAAACGGAATTAAAAGCGAGCAGCAGCGCGGCAAACCACGTTATTTCGCAACTATCGCGCTGTTGTGCGGGTCTATATCCCAATCAACAATCGCGTCACACCCATTGTCCTCGCACTGCCCAAGCATAGCGCGGAAGTTGTCTCGCACGATTTGCAGGGCTTCAATCTTGCTGTCAGCGTTCACCGTTACACAGCCCGTGAATGACAGCTTTACTTCAATTTCGTATTCTTTCATTGTCCTAAAATGTTTTGTATTTCCGCTAAAACTCGCCCAATGGTTTTGTTACAAGCTGCACGCTGATGTCGAGCTTATAGCCGTACAGCTTCATTCCCTGTGGCGGAACGATTGCTTCAAGCGCAAGCATGAGTTGTTTGCCTACAGCATTGTACACATCGTTTTTGTCCTTGCTGTGCCCGTAGTCATCTACTTTAGCAACAGTTACTATGTCGCTGTTTTCGGGGTCTCGCAGGATAACACCGTTATCTGCAAGCTCAATGTTTAGTTTGGTTTTTACCATAATGCTTTTATTCTTGTTTAGACTGCCATTCCAGCGCGTCGATGATATTGTCTATCAGCAGCGTGCTTTGTGAAAAGTCCTCGACAAGAAAGCCGTTTGCTTCAAAGTACACGCTGTTTTCCTCGCAGTTGATAAACGGAAGTGCAGTTCCGTTTTCATCGTCCCAATACTCGTCCAGCATATCCATAAGAGCCTGCACGCTCCAGCACGGCATGCTGTTTGCAGCTTTCTCCGTGCTTACTGTGTACCCGCCAACCTTGGGCGTGCGCCAAAAGTCCGCTGTGCTGTCGTTGCCTAAAAGCTTCAGCAGGCGTTGTGACTGCTTGATGTTTGATACTGCTTGCATAATCTTATAGCTTTAATTTATGTTCGTCGCAAAGTTCTACGTAGTAACGCTGCTGCAAGTCCTCCTTGTGGCAGTTGAAGTGTTCCGTAAGGTTACAGCCGCAGGGCTGCTCCATGCGTATAGACATCAGCTGTGTGCTGATTGCGGGCTGTGTTTCGATTGCCTCAAACTGCTGCACCATAGCTGCTATGCGTGCAGGGTACGTTGTACTGCTCTGTTTCATCATCCTTTGCTTTGTGGTGTTAAGATGTTCTGTAATGCTTCTGTCAAGCTTTTCAGCTGGCTCAATTCCAGCTTTTGCAGCTGTCGGTTTATGCGCCTGATAGTTTCTTCGCGCTCATGCTCGTCTTTAAGGTGCTGTGCATATTCGTCCAGCGTACCGGGAAACAGTTCCCAGCTTGACCAATCAGCGCACACCAGCGTTTCGCGCTCGTACTTGGAGTAAGACTTATTCACACCATCCACAGTGATGTACTTGCTGCCAATGCTCTTTACCGTTGCTTCAACGTTGCCGTTCCTTGGGTCTCTGCTGATGCAGCTAACAACGTCGCCTTTCTTTAATTCGTCTATTCTTTTCATCGTCGTACTGTTTTTTTTGTTAGTTCCATACTGCGTAGTAATAGTTACCACTTTTGAAAATCTCCTTTGCCTTGTCCCAACCGTAACGCTTTTTCATGCCGTGCAAGCTGCCCGTACAGCTGATGCTTGCGTACTGCTTGCCCTGCAAGTATGCGTCGCGCTGTTCTACTGGAACGTACTTTAGTCTTGCCATTCTGCTTTTCCTTTTTGTGGGAGCAGCCGTGTTGCTGCTCCCTGCGTCAAACTTATATATAAAATTATGGCAGCTCCATATATCCGTACAAGCACTTGTCGCCGCAATCCCAGCTGTCGTAATAGTGTCCGTCCACTACAGCTACAACATGGTTGGCAACTTTCAGCAAGTAGTGCCCTTTCGGGTGTGCTGCTGCAAAGCTCTGTACTGTCGGGCGCTTGCTGCCCTTTTCTACGCTGATTGAACGCTTGACGTAGCCGTAGCCTGCAAGTGCAGCATACACGCATTCCGTCTCGTTTGTCATTCGCTTAAGCCTGCGCCCTTGCTTGCAAAGCTCGTCGTAAGCTTCTTCCCAGGTAACGCCCAGCAGCTTCATGAGCGCCCTTACTGTGCAGTCAGCAGCACGCTTGCGCTGTGACTTAAACTCTACCCAAAGTGTCTGTTTCATTGTCGTTGCTTCTATTGTGGGCAGCGCAACGTGTACGCTGCCCGTGTTATACTGTTATTGTCCTATTCCCTTTCCTGCCAGCACGTCCTGCATCAGCTGGATCGTCTGCTCGTTGCGGTTGATAAGCCGTTTGTAATACTCCAGCACGTTCATCACCTGCCAATAGATGCGCTTCTCGTCGCGTCCGCAGTATGCTTTGAATGTGCGTGCAAGACGTTCTGCGTTGTTACGCTGCAACACTACTGGCTGTGTGCTGAAAGCGATTACTTCCGCTGTTGCGTACCTTTTATCGTCGCAGCCTACGCAGTGGTCAAACGTGTTGCTTACGATTACGTAGCCCTTGGGCTTGCTGTTGATGCGCTCGCGCATTACCTTGTTTGCGTCCTGCATCTGTGTTACGGCTTGCTGCCAAACTTCCATGTCGTACTTCATTGTCGTGTCTATTTATGGTTTGTTACTTTGTCTGTTCTGCCAGCTGGTACAGCTTGTTAAGCAGCTTTGCTACATCGTTGTGGTTGCTGTTGCGCTCGTCAGCCGTGCCGTCCTTCTTGCGCAGTACAATGTCATACTCTGCAAGGAAGCCCGTTAAGTTTTCTGCAAAGCACTTTTCATTGCCGTTAAAGCCCCAGCTGTACATCGTGCCGTAGTCAGTAAGCTCGCTGCTCTCCAGCCCAAACTCGCCTTTGTACGTGTAAAACATATCCTTGCAGGCTTCACGTATCTGCTTCACTGTTTTTCCATACTCGCTGCTGTCAAGAAATGCGCTGTAAGCGTCCAATTCTTCGTCGATGTTCTTAAATACTTGTTTCATTGTCGTATCGCTTTTTGTTAAACTGTACGGCAAAGTTATTAAGAAAAACTATACAAACCTAATAATTACTATACAATTTATGAATGATTAACCCAAAACGCTTAGTATTAACCAACGTGAACCTGCAAAGCTGCAATATATAGCGTGTTTTTATTTGTTAAACAATGCGTAAAACCTACCAATTTCGGCAGGTTTTTACTATCTTTGCAAGCGGATTTTAAGCTTTTGGATATGCACAAATACGAACAACAAAACTTGCGCGAAGCTATGCTGTTGCACAAAGAAGTCAGCAGGCAGCTCGCGGACTATTGCCAGGCAGCAGCACACGTACTGCGTATGTCACAGCCCAAAGTATGTACTGACAGCAGCGCGTTCCCTGACGCTGTGCGCGTGTGTCACAGCTACCAAACACTGCGTCTGCTTGTTTCCATTCGCAGCAACGTTGCAGCACTGCTTGCTGCTGATGAAGCTTTTGCAGCAGCGTATGACATCACAAGTGAGGACTGCGTGCCTTGTCAAGCACAGCTGTCCGAAATGCTGGAATTATTCAACCCCAAAAACAAAATAGCAGTATGAAGAAAGGAACAATTACAATTCTAACAGTGCTTGCCTACGTTATGCTCGTGGCAGGCGTTGCAAGCCTGATAAAGGGCTTGCACGAACTGTACTCAACGTACACGCATCATCCCGACCCAGCACCGTTTCTTGCTATCGGCGCAATATGCGTTATCAGCTTTCCGTTTACAATGGGCTTCCGCTACATAGTAGAAGCGGCTATTAAGTATTTAGAGAAAAAGCAGGTACAGTAATCTTCTGTACCTGCCTACTTTGTATGCTGACTTAAATCTCTGTTCCTTCGACGCTGTTCAAGTTGTCGTTGATGTTTTCCGTCATGTACCCAAGTAAGGCACTGCGGAAAGCATTGTACGGCTCGCACAGTTTTCGTGACTGCTCGTCTATGCTCTTGCCGTCAATGTACTGTGCTTCTAACTGTGCGTAGATGCTGTTATATAACTCGTCCAGCTGTGCTATGCAGCTTAACCATCCTCTTGTCTGCTTGCCAATAGTGGCGTTCTTTACTTCATTCGTTGTCATTGTCGTTTCTGCTTTAGATTTTACCTTGATTCTTTAACTCGTGGAGGAACATACGCCCTTTCTCCGTCCATACTGTGTAAGTCTTAGTGATGGGGTTGTTTCCCTCCGTAATGTGCATGTGAGTACGTGTCTGCGTGTAACCCTTGCCGTCGTATTTGGCATAGAGCATCCAAGTATTACTTTCCTTGAACATCACTTTTGCCTTGTGCAGCAGCTTGTGAAGCGTTTTGCCGCCGGATATGCCAAGCTCCTTAGCTATCTGCGTGCTGGTGTAGCAAGTGCTGGATGCAAGCACGTTGTCAAGAAACTGCACTTTGGGCTGCTGTTCCTTTAACTGCTCTTTCTGCTGCGATACAAGAAGTTTTTGCTCGTCCAGCTCGACACGTACACCTTGCAGCTGGCGCAAATGCTGCTCCTGTTCATTTGCCCAGCGACGAGCGCGTGCTATCGGGTCGTCAATCTTGTAAGAGGGCTGACGCATGAGCTGCTTAAGCTTTTCCTCACATACAATAAAGTATCTGCGTGCGAGCTTTCCGCGTTGCGTTCCCTCTACCATTGCAAGCTCCTTGGCAGCGGTGATTGTTAGCACGTAGTCAATGCGATTGTGGCCACCCCTTTGCTTTGCTCCATAATTTTGTGGAGCAAACGTTGTGTAGTCCACATTTTCCACCAAGTCGCAATGTTCAATGCGCGACTTTATCCAAGTAGAGAAGTCTTGACGGCTTCCCAGATACTTATGCAAGTCACGTGCATTAACTGTCTGCACTCCTTGCTTTTCTTCGACGGGTACAAGTACCAACCCGTCTTTGCGTGCAAGCTTTATTTCATCTTCCAGCGCGTTTACTACTTGCAGGCTTGCGTCCTGCGTTACATTTCGTTTTTGTTCCATACTGATTAGCGTTAGTACGGTTGTAAGGCATAGGAAAAGGCGACTGCCCATTTTTGCGCCGCTAATCATTGTCGTGCTGATGCATTTCAATACGCAAAAAGGCAATCGCCTTATGTCTTACCCTCAAAAGTTTTACAGTTCAACGTGCCATTTTTAACGTTGTTGGCCCAACACGACAAACATATTAGCAAGGGCAAAATTACCCGTAAGACTTGGAGTATGCAAATTTCGTAACCCACTTTAATCTTTTTGAACCTTTGTTCGCCTATGTCGTTCGCGCTGCAAAGGTAGTATTTTTTGTTTGAACAGCAAACATTTTATCAAACTTTTTCACCCTGCACACGCAGCCTGCTTAATCATTGGCAAGCTATTCCTTACAAGCTGTACAATGCGCTTGTGGTACTTGCTCGGGTAGTTCCTGTGCCCGCGTGACTGCTGTATAGTAAAATCAGTCAGCGACACTTCCACCGTTTCCGTGCGTGTCCCGTTTACCTGCGCACTCATAATAAGCGACTGCGGCTTTTTGTAATACGCGTTATCAAAAACGCAGTGCTGCATAACGGCGGCTTCTTCTGCGAACTCCGAAACGTCGCGCAGGACATGAAGCGAAATGCCCTTGCCGTCCGTAAACAGCAGCCCAAGGAACGGCTGCATGCGCTTGATGTACGCTTCGTTATCCATCTTTGCACGCAGCACCTTTTCAAGCTTGCGCTTTTCGTCAAGCTTGCGCTGCTTTTCCGCTTCAATCTTGCGCCAACGCTGTAAGTACAAGTCATGCGCAGCGTGCAAGTCCTTCGGGCAGACGTACACAGCATTATGCACGTCCTTTTTGAGCTTCAGCAGCGTTTGCACGTAGTCACACCAAAGTGTAACGTCCTTTTCAATGTCGTACTTGTGACGCAGCGCAATACGCATGGCTGCAACGAACTCCTTGCTGCCAAACAAGTTGTTTTCCGCACAGTACTTGAACAGCTGCAAGCGTCCTTGCTTGAACAGCGTTTCCGCGTAGGAGCTTGACATGAAAGCACGCACAAAGTTGAACAGCGGCATTTGCAGCTTGTCGAAGTCGTACTGCACGTGTTGCAGCGCAGCGTGCCACTTGCGCACGGTGTACGTGCAAAAGCCCTCGTGGTCTATGCGGTTGATGTAGTGCTCGTCAGGTATGCCGTGTATCTGCATATCGCTGTCATACACCCAGCGTATGTTGTAGAAGCAGATGTTGCGCTGCTTGGCAACTATAACGTACTTGCCATCCGCGCCGATCCAACGCTGCATGATTTCCGAAATGCGCGTTGATGTTTTCGTGCCGCGCTTCCTGCTTTGTGTAATGACGTGCAAGTAGCGCATCACCTGCCACTGCCCCACTGCGTCCATCAGCACGAAGCACTCTATATCGTCCGCACTTTCCTTCTTCGTCTGCGTGATGTGCAGCGTCCGTTTGCAGTGTGGGCAACGCTGCTCGTCCTTGCCGTTGTGCTCAAAGACGTGTCCGCAGTGCTGGCACGTTACCTTGCCGTAGCTTGCATGACCCGTAAAGTACGGCACGTGCTTCAACGCCCAGCATCTTTCCTTTGCTGTAAGAGGGCGCAGCTGTTCGCGCAGCTGCATCACCTCATTATGTGCTTTTGTATGTGGCTTCATAGCTGCTTACCAAAGAGTTTTTCCGTTCTCGTAAATCATTCCGTTCGTTGCAAACGTGCTGCATGTAATTTCTTCAAGTTTGTACATCCATGCGAAGTCTTTAACAGGCGTTATACAGTTCTTGCAGTTGTACAAAGGCCAGTAGAAATCCCGGTGCAATTTATCCAAAAGCACACTGTTTTCTTTTGAAGGCTTTTTCGTGAATTTCTCAAAAACGTCACGCTCGTAAGCGTCAAGCAGCTTGCGCTCCGTTTTTGTCAAGGTGAAAGCTTCACGCACGCTTTGTGGTACAATGGCGAAGTTCAACTCAAATTTGACACCGTTATCGTAGCTCCAGCAGTCACAGTATTTCATGCACACTACTTTGTACAAGCAGCCGTCAAGATTGTAAACCTTATCAGCAACTTGCTTTCCAACATAATCAATCTTTAAGCCAAAGATGTTTTTCAGCGCATTCTCTTCGTCCACTGATGCGCTGATGCGACGCTTTAATGCGTCAACATACATTTCTTGGTAAACTTGTATCTGTGTCATAGCTACATGTCGAATAATGAGGGTTGTGCATACTGTTCTGCCTGCTTCTGTCGCTTCTCCTTGATGCGCTCCAAGCGTCTTTGCTCTGCTTCCTGTGCTTTCTGCTCCGCTTCGCGCAGCTTGCGCACTTGCTCCTGCTTGTACTGCTCGCGTGCTGCTGCATCCAAGCCTGCTTTTTCCTCGTCCGTCAGCTCACGCGGCTTGTACTCCTGCGTGCGAGGGCGGTTGCTCATTATCAGCCCTTGAAAGTTAAGGTTGCCCTTTGCTTTCAGTTCCGGCTCGTCGAAGAAATGCAGGGCGAGCCCGTAAATCTCGCTGTCGTCGTAGCCCATTTTGCCCGTGTCGCGGAAGTCCTGTGCAAGCTTTTCAATCATCCAGTTTGCGCAGTCCTGCACCGTGCGCTTGTCTTTCTTAAGCTTTGCTGCAAACGCTTCGTCCGTTGCAGCCAGCTCGTCCAAAAACGCTTGTATGCGCTCCACAAACGCTTCCGAGCCAATCATCTTCTGCTGTGCCATAGTCGTACTACTTTTTTAGGATGTCAATAACTATTTTCTTGGGCTTGCCAATGCAAAGGTCGTCAAAGTCCTTTAACGATTCCTCTACCGCTTCAACCAATGGGGATTTGTTGCACTGTTCAAGCTTAAGCTTTCCTTGTTCTGCAATAAAAGTGATGTCTACTATCATAGCTCCGTTTCCTTAAATAAAATGAGATTACACGCACTTTGCCCTGTGCTCAGTACAAACATGCCAGCTTCCATGTATTGCGCGTGCAGCGCGAAGTAAATGCACGCTGCAAGGCAGCAGACAAACAGCAGCCAAAGGGCAAAGTGCAGTATCTTGTTACTCATGTTCGCTGTCGACGCTGTACTTGTTCAATTCTTCCTCGTCCTCGTCTATCTCCCACAGATGCCAGCAGCACGTATGCACGTTGACAAATTCCTCACGCCGTGGGAATATCTGGGCAACGCTCATATCGTTGGGCATGAACTTGTAGCGCACGTCCTTCAGCTGCTGGTAGCCCAGCGGGAACTTCGCGCTGACGGACAAGTGCCACTTCTTCGCGTCAACCGTTATCAGAATATCCATGCCCTTGTACTTGTACAGCCCTGTCTCGTACACGCCGTACTTGTCAACCCTGCGTATGTCACGCACCTTAATCAGGAATTCCTTTGGCACTTCCAGCTTGTACTTTTTCAATTCTTGCTCTGTCATAGTTGCTTGCTGTTATTCGTTATCGTTCTTGCTATAGCTGTGCTATTTAGTAAAATCAATCTTGTAGTCAACTTTGCCGTCCTTGTAATACTCGTAATACAACGGCTCGTAGGACGTTTCTTCCGTTTCCGTGTAACACACTATTTTGACAGCAGCAAGCCCAGCGTCAAGGCGCTGTTGCGGGAAGTCGCTATTGGGTGTCCTTCCGTTGAAAGTGTAGCCACAGCCCGGTACGTTTACCTTGCCAATGTGCTTTGAAAACTCCTTCGCTTTGCGCTTGCACTCGTAGTAGCCGTAACCACCCTCGCACTCGAATGTCACTGTTTCGTAATCGTCCTCAACACTGCCTGCTACGTGCTGCATCAAGGCTACTTCATAGTTCCTTTTCATAGTCCTTACTCCTTGTTGGTTAGTGCAGTGGGGTTGTTAAGCTCGCGCTCCAGCTTATCCAGCTGCTCGCGCATTTCGTAGTGCTGCTGTACAAAAGCGTGCAGGTAGTCACGCAGTGCAGGGACAACCGTTTTGTTGGCTGCGAATGTGCTAAGAGCTACAAGGTGCTGTGTGCGTGTGATGTCCGTGTCAAGGTCGAAACCGCCAATCGTTCCGTAGTTAAGTTCCCAGCGCAACGGCTTGAATACGTCACGCCCGAACCACACCTCAAACGTGTGTCCGAAAAGTTCTTCTGCGTTGCCGTCCTTGTCATAGCTCTTAACAATACCTATCGTCATGCAACCCACACCGAAGTTGGTTACGTCAACATGTGCGCCCAGCAGCTTGCGCACTTCGTCGCGTGTGTGCTCAAATGCTACAAAGTATGCAGCCCGCATGCGCTCCTTAAGTGCTTCAATGCGCGTTTCCATGTCCTGCTTGAACTGCATGCCCTCTGCGGTCTCAAACCATGCGTCGCGCTTTGCTTCCTGCTCGTAGCGTTCAAGCTGCTGTTTTGCGTACTTGATGCTTTCCTGCAACTCGTAAACCTTGGAGTTTCTTGCTTCCACCATGAAGCGGCCTGTCTTGCTGAACTCGTCCAAGTTAATCTGCTTGACTGTCTCGCCCTTTACAGCGTAAATGCTGTTTTGGAATTTCAAGTACTCGAAGTACAATTTTTCTTTCTGTGTCATTGTCGTATCTATTAAAAAGTTAAACTTATGTCGTTTGTCGTAGGGCAAAGTTACGGACTTTATTTGCAAAAACCTAATAAAACTAAGCAAAACTAAGCATTTTTACCCATACTTAACCCTTGTGCCTGGGAATTAACCGTTGCTTAACCGTTAGCACTTGCAAATACCCACGTACTTGTACACTACTGCCTGCTCGTCGTTATGACGGCATTCAAACCCGTAGCAATCGTCATCCAGCTCGCCTGCGACGCTATGCCCAAACAGTCCACCGCCGCTGTTCCTGTCCGCATCGTCGCGCAGCCAACAGTAAAGCTCGTCAAAGCGTGTGTATGACTGCGGATATAGTTTTTTGTACAATGCAATAGCTTCAAGCAGCTGCTTTTGGTTTTCAATAAGGACTTGCTTGCAAGCCTGCCCGCTTCCGTCTATGTCAAGCGCCAGCTCCTTGTGCTGCACTACTTCAAAGTCCATATAGAAACGGCAGATACCCAGCAGCAGCGCATGCTTCCCGTCAAAGACGAGCACGTTGTTGATGTTGGGTCGCCATGCCTTGAACACTTTGCCTTGCGGAAAGTGAAAATGCTTGTTTGTTTTACTTCTTACTTCTCTAATCATAGTCAAAATGGTATTGTTCTGTTACTTCCAAATACAAGCATTGCAGCGTCGCGTGAGTGCTCCGTTGTCCTGCCCGTGTAGTGTGTGAGCTGCTTAAACGCTGCTGCTGACATTTTTGTTAAGCCCTGCTGCCGCTGTGGTGCTACCATTTCAAAGCTGATGTGGTAGTCGCGCAAGAAATCTTCCCAAATCTTACTATCGCGCTTGACGCTTCCAGCACCTTGCAGCTTGTATTGCGAGCGCGGCCCAAACCAGTTGCGCTGCCTTGCGTCCTCGACGCGCACGTAAAACGATGCGCTTTGCTGCTCACACTTCTGCATGAACTGCCAAATGTACAGCAGCGCACGGTGGATCATCGTCGTCTCAACGTGGATGAACAGCTTGCGCCTAATATCCCAGACGGCAATCGCTGTGTTTACGCCCGTATCTATTCCTATCGCATAGTCGTACTGCTTTGCCGCTGTACGCTCCTTTTCTAACATCTTGTCAAACCTTGTTGCCATTTATTGCTCGTTTTGCTCCTTTGCGCTTGCTGTGCTGCCCTTTTACGCTGCTTGCCTGCAACGTATCGGGCGAAGCTGCAAAACGCTCTAAAAACCGCTTATTTCACTTTCAACGCCAAGTGCAGCACGTCGTACACTTGCTTTGTCACGTAGAAGTCGTACTGCGACACGCGCAGCACCGGGTACGGGAAATCAGTCTTGACTGCTTGCAGCACTTCCTCGCTGCTGTACACGTCAAAGAACTTCGTCAGGCACTTAAGCAGCTGCTCAACGTACTGCTGCCCGTATGCCTGTTCAATCTTCTGCTGGTGGCGTAGCGCGTACCTCATAGCACAAACTTTATTAACGCCCACACAGCTGCCGCGAGCACTGCCCAGCAGATGCATCCGCAGCCAAGCTCAAACTGTTTTCTTGTTATCTTTTTCATAGTCCATAAATTTTGCTATTGAAAAGTCCACAATCCACTTACCATGCGCTTCGGGCAGCACAGCCAACCCTATCTGCGTAGCCGTTTGGAACTCCAGCTGACAGCCCGCGCTTTTCTCCCAGCCGCGCATCAAATAGATTGACGTACACTTAAGCAACTGCTTCAAATCTTCCCTTATGTGCTCCGACCTGTGCGCATTGGCAGGCAGTCCGTTTTCCATTGGGTTGAAGGTGCGCTTGAATCCACATTCCTGTTCAAGGTACAGCTGTGCTTTCTTGAAAGCTTTTCTGCGTTCCTCAATGTCATAGCCCGTAATTGGGCCGCTGATGTAGATTCTATCCCTCATTTTGCCAAGTCTTTTATGTAGCACCAGCGCACAACGCGCTCGTCCTCGTGGTACAAGTTGTAACGCACATATCCAATGCCCGTGAACTTGGGGCATGACAGCTGTCTGCGCTGTAGCACGATGTACGTCGTTTCCATACTGCCGCACAGCTCGCGGTATATCTGCGCAAGCACAAACGCGCCCTCTGTCGGTTTCTCGTCCGCTGTATGCCAAAGCTCCTTGTCAATGTCGCTTATCTGCATCCAGCGTTTCACCTTGTCGTAGAACAGCGTAGTGCCGTGCGTGTTGAGCGTGCAGTCCACGCCATGCCCAACCCGCGTATAGCTTGCAACGTCGTAGTCACAGAAGTTGCCGTAGCCGTCAACATACTGCAACAGCACGCGGCTATTCCGTCGCGGCTGTTGCTCCTGTAGTGTGTGCCAAAGGTTGCTCATATTCCTACTTGTTTAGCAGCCTTGCCCAAAAGCCGCGATTGCGCAAACGCTTCAACTCGTCCAGCGCAGAATTTTTCGCATAGCTTAACTGTGCGTTTTCTTTCTTAAGCGAATTGATAAGACCTTCCTTAACAATAAGCTTGTTACGCATTTCGTTGTTCTCATTGACAAGCGCATTGTACTTGTCAACCATTGCCTTGTTTGCGAACTTCCCGCAAATCGGGCATCTTGCTTTTTCGTTCTTTTCCATACTGTTGTTTGTTATTGGGTTACTTTTTCAAAGATTACATCTGTTCCGTCCTTGCGGTAACAAGCAGCACAGTAGCCAAACCCAGCGGGACGCTGGCATTCGGCATTGCCGCTGCCGTCGTTGAGTGCGCAGCATTCGCAATCCCTGCCGTCCGCTACTACGCAGCGGTACTTGCAGCCGTTAATCTCGCGTTCCTCGCCGACGGCTATCTCACGGATTTCTTCTTCCTGCTGCTTTTCCTGCTGCTCTGGGTACAGCGCGTTCACAAGCTCGTCCGCATATTCAGCAGCCGTCTTTGCCACCCACGCTTCCGTGTCTATGCCGTCCTGTGCTGCCTTGCTGTAGATTGTCTGTAGAATCTGCGTGTTGCTCATTGTCGTTATCAGCCCTTGCATGGCAGCTATGGCAGCACGCTCGCGCAGATCATTGTGGTTTACTTTGCTCATTGTTCGTCCTCCTGCTTGTTTTTGTTGTTTGCTGCATTGCCGTCCGCAAACTGTATGGCAGCAGCTATCATATTGCCGCTTTCAATCTTGTTGGCTATAATCTGCACTCCGTTTGCAGCGTTTGCATCCTCGTACAGCTTGATAGTAATGCCTTTTGGGCAGTAACGCTTGTACATCTTGTCTGCAAAGCGTGTCAGCCTGTGCTCAATGTCCGTAATGCGGCAACGCTGGAACTCAAACGCCAAGTCCTCGTACTTTGAAATGGACTTGATGCGTGCGTCGCACAGCTGGCACGCATACCAGGCAAGCGAGCGTGCTGTTTCCAGCAGCGCAAGCAGCTCGTACTTTGGCAGCTTGTTCTTCATAAACTGCATCTGTACGGCGTTGCGGTACAGGAAGATGTCGTTACGCAGCTTTTCCGAAACGTAGTCCATCATGTCGTACAGATAATATCCGTAGTTCCTTGCCACTTTGTCAAGGCGCTGCTCGTACAGCGTGCGCGAGCCTTCCAGCATTTCTATTTCGTGCTTCTCCGTGAAGCGGTAAATGTCCGTGTCATTGCGTACTGCTGCAACTAAATCCACGACCAAGCTGCCTACGATGTCGTTGATGAAGAATACGCTGTAGAACGTTGCAATCGCTGTCATGCGCTGCTCCCGTTCCTCGGGTGTTTCCGTCTTGCGCTTCTCCATAGCAGCGTCGCGCAGGCGTGTATGTTCTAACCGCTTTGCATACACAGTACGTTGCAGCTTCTTGACTTCCTGCTGCACACGCTGCTCAAATTTTTTCAGTTTTTTTGTCGTTGATGTCATACTCTACTGCCAATTTTTGAATGATGTGCGCTCTATAACACACTTTCCGTTTTCGTACTTGCCATTACCTTTCTTTGGTGACAGTACGTTCCAAAGTGCAGCCAAGCAAATGCCAAGTTCGCTGCTGCTGTGCTGCTTGTAGATTTCAGCACAGCTTTTGAAATACTGCGTATTGCCCGACTGCTTGAATAACACTTTTACTGCTGTCATTGCTCCTTTATTTGTTCTGTCAGCTGCTTTTGCGTTTCCGCTATAAGCGTGTCAAGCAGCGTGTTGATAACGTTCCTGTTGCTGATAAGCACCGCGCCAGCAGTGCTGTTGAGCTGGATGCTTTCAACAGCATTGCTTTGGCGCAGCGTCGTGTACTGTTCCTGCAACTCGCGTAATACTTTGATATTGCCCATAGTCGCATTCGCGTTTACTGTTCCACTTCCGGCTTGTCACTGTGCTCGCACTCGAACACGTCCATGATAGGCGTTTCGGCAACGCTGGCTATCACGTAGTCAATCATCGTGCCGCCCATTACTTCGTGTATGCCCTTGACAGCAGCGTCAAACGTAGCTGCCTGCACAAGGTAGTACGCATTACTGCGTTTCTCTTTCTCCGTGCGCTCGTCAATCGTGATGAACTGGAGCTTTGCCTTGTACCAGCGGTCAGCATTTGCATCGTCGCTGAAAAAGATTTCCGTGTAGCTTGCGGGCACAATACCCTTGACATCAAACTCGCCGCTGATATAGCTGCTCATTTCCTCAATGATACGCTCTTCCGCTTCTGTGTGAGAAAGCGCGTTCACAACATACTTTTCGGACACCTTTTTTTGCAAGCCGTCCTCCATTGTCTTTTCGTAGCGGATTTTGGTTTCAAACCAATTCGCTGTCCTTGTTCTCATTGCCATAGTCGTTACTGTTGTTTAGAATGGTAAATCGTCCTGCTGCTCCTGCGGCATTTCAACTGCTGGAGCTGCAAACTGCGTTGCTCCGTTCTGCCTGATGATAGGCTTCATGTCACCTAAGAAAGGTGCAGCGTCAAGTTCCTCTTTGGAATGGCTCTCGCGGAAAGCCTTGCTAAAGGACTGCTTGACGTAATGGGTATGTCCGTACTGCGAAGCCTGCTGGCGTTCCCATACGTTAATACCGAAGTACACAGAACGGGGCTTGGTGCTGCCGTCCTCACATTTCACATAGAGGTCGTTGTCGTCGATAGGAATGACAACGCATCTTTTCTTTGTTTCCTTGCCCAGCGTAACAACGCAAGCGTTGCGCAGCTTAAGCAAATCCACACTTCCTTGTAGGTCGCTCATCTTTTTGCTGTTTTTATTGTTAATACTACGTGGCTCAATACCGCCACAATTCCTTTGTTTCCTTTGTTACAAGCTCTGCGTGCCACGGCTTGCCCTTAAGCGAGGGCTTCTGCTGTTCCACGTATTGCTCCAGCTGTCCTTTCTGAAGCTGGAACACGGGCTTGTCACCGTCGTAGGCAACGGGTAGCCCAAGCGGCATTTGCATCGTGCATACCCAACGTTCTTTCAGCATAACGTCGAACTTCAACGTTGCGGGCTTGTGGCAGGTGGGGGGGGTAGTTTCGCGCTGCCTGCTGCTGTACCGCGTTTTATATCCTTGTCTGTAATACATATCGCTTGCTGATGTTTTAACGCGGACAGCGCACGCAAAACGCCCGCTGCCCGCTGCTGTTGTCTTACACGTAAAGCTCGTATTCCTGCATGAACTGATTCATGCGCTGCACCTGCGGCAGTATCATGTTCTGGTCAACTATCGTAGGCTTGTACAGCTCTGTTGCGCTGTTGTAGAAATCCCAGGCAGTAATCATTCCCTGCTCCTTCTGCTTCAACAGCAGCAGCTCCGTGAACTTGTTAATCTGCATTCCATTCAGCGGATAGACACCGTTCTGCTGGTTGCGGATTTTCTTGTTCTCCGTGTCGTAAGTAACACGCAGCGTAACAAGGATGCCCAGCACTGTGTAAATCTGCTCTGCCGTCAGCACGCTGTGCTTCATGCGCTCGATTGTTTCCTGCTCCGTGATGAAGATGTGCTCCGCGCTTGTCAGCCAGCCGCCAATCGTTTGCATAATGCCTTCAAGATTCGTCTTTTCCTTGCTGCCCTTGGCGTAGCGGAAAGCACCCGTTGAGTAGTCGCTGACGAACTGTCCGCTGCCCATGATGTTCTGATTGTGGCACACCTTAACCATGCTGCCGAAGCCCACTTGTATGCCTTTCTGCGTGTAGCTGATAGCAAGGTTTGTTGTCAGCTCGGGCGTGTCGAAGTTCTTAAGTCGCACGTTGGCGTACACCCTGCGAAGCGCGTGTGCTTCAATAGCACGCTCGCCGTACTTTGCTTCCAGCTCGGGGAACAGTGAGACACCGTTTGCCTGCTTGTCCCGGTTGTTCGTTGCAAACAAGTCGTACACCTCTGCATCGTAGCCGTGCTGTGCTGCTAAGTCAAGCACCTGCTGGATAAGCTCAAAGTGGTAGATGCCGTGCGGCTTGCTGCGATCGTCACCGCGATTCTCGATGTTGGTACGCTTAAGCTGTTCCAACGTCAACGTCTGCACCTTTGCTTTCTCGAAGTCAAAGAACTGGTTTTCGTTGCGTACTTCCTGTACTGCTGCTACGGGTGCAGCTTCCATTACCTGCGGCTGTGCGCCAAATGTGTTACTGATTTTCATTGTCGTTACGATTTTAATTGTTATACACTAAGTTGTTACTGAAATGTTGTTACTGTTGTCTGTAGGCTTCTGCCAGCAGCTCGTACTTGTCTGCGTAGCTTGTTACGATGAACTCCTGTCTTACCGTTGTGTACTGCGGCAGCACTTCCTTTTTGTAGTACAGCCACTTGGGCATGATGCAGTCCACTTTGTTGCTGTCGCTACGGCTTTCCTCAATCTCAATCTTGGAAAGCGGCACCCACTCCTTTACTGTGCTGCTTTCCTGCTCGTCGCTGACAAGTGCAAGCAGCACTGCCTTGTCCGTGCGTGTCTCAACTTGCGCCTTGTCAAGCTGGAACAAAACCATCGTTGTCGTTACTTCCATATCGTCGTACTGTTTTAGTGTAATTACCCTTGTATTGCGTAGGCTATCCAAAGCCAAAAGTACATGATTGCAAACATTGCTATCACGCTGGCGAAGCCGCCTATGAACTCCTTGCGCTCGTGCTTGTCGCGCATAATTTCCTTGAAGTCGTTGTAAATCTGCTTGTACATAGTTGTATCTGTTGTGCAGGGCAGGCGTGCCCGCCCTGCGGGTTAGTGTTATGCTGCTTTTAAGTATTTCTTAAGCTCGTAGATTACCGTACCCAGCTGCTTGTAGTCTCTTACTTCGTGTCCGAAGAACGGCTCTATATGCAGCTCGCTAAGTTCAATGCCTGCACTTTGTACAAGCTGCTTCTGCTTGTCGGTCAGCACGTCGTCGGCACGCTTGCAGCATGTTTCCCAATCAGCGCCGTCGTAGCGTTCAACAATGCGCCAAAGGCTCTCGCGCCTTGACTGCTCCGCTGCCTGCTGCTTCGCTTCTTCCTTTGAGCGTGCTACGCGCTCCTTGTTCATCAGCACCCACAAGCGGCAAAACTCATCCTTGTCAACGTCGCTTGCCATGTACACAGCTTCAATGTGCGCGTATTCCTCTGCGCTTACGTGTACCTTTGTTCTCGTTGTAAATTCGCTCTGTAACATTGTCGTTTCTTTTTAAGTTGTTAAACTGTTGTTTGTCGTTTACAAGGGCAAAGTTATTAAGTTTTTTGCAATAAACCTAATAATCACTATAAAAAAGTAAGCGTTTTTAATTTGTTTAACCCAAATACTAAGCAAAACTATATTTTGTTTACATTTGTTTCCACTTTTGAGCTGCAAATGCGGCACAAAAGCAGAGCGTTTTGTAAGCGGAACTAAGTGTTAAAGAATCGGGCGTTTTGCGTTAAATGGTTTTGCGAAACGTTAAATTTCGCGTTTACTTCTCTTTTAGTTGTTGATTTACAGGCAGTTACAATTAAGCCCCATGCAAGGTCTTAAGGATAAGGATATATATAAATATATTATTATTTAATTATAATACGTTGATAATAAATTACTTAGGATAGTGCGCGTATGCGTGCGTATATGCGCGTATAGACACAAACAAAACTACAGCTGTAAATACAAAAAAGTCGCCGATGCCTAAAAATTGCTGCCAAACACGTAACTTTGCAGCTGCTTATGAGCTGGGAAAAGTGGATAATACAAAGGCGTAACGAGCTGCTGGCGAACAGCAGCGACGCGGAAAAGGCAGCTTTCGCACTGTTGCAGAAGCTGGGTTATGACGTTGTGCGGCAGTACCCCATACAGACGGGAAAGCGCACGTACTTTGCAGACCTCTACATTCCCTCGCGTCGCTGCATCGTGGAAATAGACGGTGGCTACCACAACACACGTCAGCAGCACAGAAAGGACACAAACAGAAGTCAGGGCTTGTGGCGGCTGGGGCTGCATGTGTTGCGCTTAAGCAACCATGACGCACGCTCCGCTACTGCTATCAAAGCAAAATTAAAGCTCCTACAGCGTTAAAAGGACTTCACCCGAACAACTTACTGCTTCCAGCGTAAAACGCTCCCAAAACGACGGCAAACGACGTTTTGCGCTGTTTTTTCGTGCTGTTTACACAAACAGCGTGCCATTGTTTACACGCGAGCCTATACAAAACTAATAATACATCTTACTTTTGCTTAACTTTGCTGCGACAAATTCATTTTCAAACTAAAAAATCGTAGCATTATGACAATTAAAGAACGGGCGCTTGCTGCCGTCAAGACTGCTTACGCGAAGTATGGCTTGAAAGCAGAGGAACTCGACAAGATTGCAAACAACATTGCTGGCGGTCTCACAGACGAGACAACTGACGATGTGCTGAACGCTGCCGTTAAAGCAGCAGAGTTTTACGCTGAAATGATGCAGTCAGTAGGGAATAGAAAACAAGGTGAAATCGAAAAGAAGTACGAGGGATGGATTGACCCGAAGGCAACGCCTACGCCGACGCCCACACCTACGCCAACTCCAACGCCTACACCAACGCCTGCGCCCTCACCGACACCTGCACCCACTCCAGCACCAACCCCGACACCTGCCCCTGCGCCGCTTACTGCGGAACAGATTGCGCAGATGATTAAGGATGGCATCGCACAAGGACTTGCACCGCTGACGCAACAGCGCGAGACGGAACGCCTTGCAGGACTGCTTGCCAACAGCGCAGACCTTAAGGACGTACCCGCGAGCTTCCGAAACAAGTACGTGCTTGACAAGGAGGAAAACCTTGCACAGCTTGTACAGACTATCAAGACGGACTACACTGCCCTTAAGCAGGAAATGTTCAAGACTGGTACTATCGTGGAAGCTCCACAGCCTGCAACGCCTGCAAGCGAGAACCAGGCTATGATTGATATGTTCAAGAAAGTGAACGAGGTGGAAGCACCCGCTGCTCCTGCCGCAAAGTAACAAAGTAGAACCAAAGTAAAGTAAGCAACTATGGAAATAGGAACTAAGACATTTGACAGCCAGCAGGGCGCTATGTGGGACGTTAAGTCTTGCGTCCGCAGCATTGCAGGTCTTAACTTCGACAAGACCTGCCTGCCCGACGGTGTGGAGTTTCTGCCCAAGGGCGTTGTGCTTGCTTCCAAGCTGACTGCCGCCGGCTACGTTGCCGTGCTGGTAAAGACCGTCACTGTTGCCGCAAACGCTGCAAAGGACGCTACCACGCTCAACGTCGCTAAGGGTCATGCCCTTAAGGTCGGCGACAAGATTGCAGGCAGCACCATTTCCGCTATCGACACGTCCAACGCGGAATATGACGTACTCACTATCACGGCTCTCGGTAAGGCTGTGACAAAGGACACTGTGCTCAACGACGACAACGTAGACAACATTCTCGGCTTCAACTATGCCCGTACCAAGATGGATGCGTACCCAAGCGTTACGTACACCGTGCAGGCATACGAGATTGACGAAAGCACGCTGCCGTTCCCGATTAACGACACTATCAAGGAGAAGCTGACTTCGCGCCACCACTTCGCGCTGAACTACGCCACCCACTCCTAACAGTGTGCAGTTCTAAACTCTAAAACGCAAAACAGTTATGACAATAATTGAGAAACTGACTGAACAGGAGGTATTTGATGCCTTCATTCAGGAAAACATGAAGACCTCAACGTACCAGTCTGTAGCAAAGCCCGAGCTTGACGTGGAGTATTGCGCCAGCAAGGCTTATGCAGCTTACGTTGCAGAGTATGCCGCTGCAATGGCTGGCTCGGTTGTTGACAAGAATGCCAACAAGCCGTTGCACGTTATGCCGGAGGCAAGCTACCTCTACGGTAAGATTGTCCGCATGGCTGACGAGTGGCAGATGGACAACGAGCGTCTCGACCAGTACTTCCTCATGGAACGCCGCTACCGCGACAAGCAGGCTAACTACACGCCCGAGCAGCGCGTAGCCGAGTACCGCAAGATCGTGAAGTTCCTCTTTGACCCCTACGAGAAGGCTGTCATTGCTCCTTGGAAGCGTATTGACATCAGCTACTTCGAGGGTCTGTTCAACGGCATGCAGGACGTTACGCTGGATAATAACAGCAAGTCGGGTGTCCGTTACGCCCTTGACCTCGGCATCAAGCGTTTCTACGCTAAGACTGCCGCATGGGGACAGGCAAACGCTACTCCTATCGCCGACATAGAGCAGGTTTGCGAGTATGCCGAGACTATCGGCAAGCCCATCCTGCGCATCCGTATGTCGCGTGCTACCTACGTGAAGATGTGCAAGGCTTCGGAAATCCAGACGAAGTTTGTGCTGAAGCTGTCAAAGGCTGACGTGAACCCTGCACAGCCGAGCATCGTTCCCCTCAACACGCTCAACGAGTACCTGGAGAGCATCGAGCTGCCCGCTATCGAGATTGAGAAGCCCAAGTTTGTGCTGCTGCCTAACAACACCAGCATGAACATGATTCCCGCCGACCGCGTGTGCTTCATGTTCGCGCCCAAGGTTGCTGTCCTTAAGGTCAGTGAGGGCGTGGAGACCATCGACCGCCTGCCCAACAAGCAGTACAGTACCTACGAGGACAACCTCGTCGGTAACTACCGTACTTCCGAGGGCCGTTTCGTTGACTACGAAATGTGGGCTACTCCCGTATTCACGGGCAAGAAGGACTACGCTATTCTTGACACGAGCAGGACTTCGGCGTAGTGGAACGTAATGCAGCAAGCTAAGACAGTATGACAATACGTGAAGCAATAGCAGCAAGCATAGAGCCTTATTCGCTGTCCGACGAGGCAGTGGATAAGGCTGCTATGGATGCCTTTTACCGCTTTGGCGGCGAAGAAAGCGTTGACACGTCAACGGACTATTCGCCGACGATGAAGAAGCCGTGCGGCTTTGCTGCTATGCTGCTGCTTCGTCAAGTTATCACGCTGCAAGCAGAAAACATTGGCGGCATTTCCAACACGTACAAAAAGGACGTGGAGGACTTGATAAAGGGCATTGCCAAGGACATTGGCGTGAACCCCGACCTTGTGCTTGACGGCGACGGTGACAACGTTGTTACGTACTGTTCCGTGTGGTAATATTCGCAGTGTAAAGCATATCGTATGAAGTTTGACGACAAGCTGTTTGTGCAGCAAGTGACAGAGGGCGGTTATGACGAGGACTTAAACCCTATTGAGCCAACGACTGAATGGGTTGAGTTCGGCAAGTGCATTATCCTACCCAACACGCGGGCTGTGAAAACAACGCTTGCAGACGGGAGCGAGTATGTATATCAGTACGAAATAGTAGCCACATTAAAGAAGCAGCACTACCGCGACGCGCTCATTCCGAAAGAGGGGCAGCAGGTGCGCTTCGTGAAAAAGGACGGTACGATTGACAAGGAAGCAACAGTGCAGGGCTTTCTCACGCTTAAGCAGCGGTACTTAAAAATCTGGATATAGCTATGTCGTTAGTACAGTTACGTCTCAATGGGCTTGCAGCTTTGCAGCAACGCTTGAAACAGGCACGTGACGAGCTGATAGACGAGCTGACGGACATCTTAAAGAAGCTGGGCGAGGATGCGGCAACGCACGCAAAGCTTCACAAAGGATATAAAGACCGCACGGCAAACCTAAAGAACAGTATCAGCTATGCGCTGTACTTCGACGGCGAGCCGATTGTCAAGGCAGTGGGAAAGGTGCAAGCGGACGCACAGCAGAGCGTCAATGAACGCTTTGAAGCGTATGCGAGCGAGCACGTACAGCCCAAGGGCTTCACGATAATTGTCGTTGCAGGAATGTCTTATGCACAGCACGTAGAACACAAGGGCTACAATGTGCTGTACTTGACACGCGATTTCCTGCAAAACGAGCTGAAACAGATTGTGCTGGAAACAATAGAGGACTTAAAGACACGTGACGTATGACAGGACTACAAGCAGTGACAGCAGTCGCAAAGTACATCAACGCTGCAACCCCGTCTGTCTTTGGCAGCAAAGCGGGTAAGGTGTTCAAGTACGAAAAGGAAAAGGGCTACAGCGGCGAGTATATTGCCGTAAACAACCTGCCTTTCATCCACCGCGACGCAGTGCAGGTATGCACCGTAAACGTCAACGTCCACGTCCCCAAACAGCCCAAGACGGAACAGCCCGATACTAAGCGGCTGGAGCAGATAGTAGCGGCAGTCGTTGCGTTGTTCGACACAGCAGACGGAGCTTTCATAGACGGTGCTTACTACAAGTACTTTTCCGATTCCCGTCCCGTGCTTGACAACGACGATACCTACTACTGCAACGTCGAGCTTGACTGCACCTTTAACAACTTGAAAAGAGTAACAGAAACAACTTAAAGAAAGGACTGAAATATGAAAGATGGAGTTTACGGCATTGAGAGCGTAAAGCTCGCCGACCCCGTTGTAGGTGGTTTCCCTACTGCTTTCAGCGGCTTCGCCTTTAAGGCTATCGTGAAGGACAGCTTGCAGTTCAACGATCAGGCTGCTGGCACTACCGACATCGAGATTGAGGACAGCGACGACCCGTATGCAGTGCTGGAAAGCAGTGCCGCACAGAAGGGCTTCACGCTGCAAATCTACGACTTGTCCGAAGCTGCCTACGCTGCACTGCTTGGCTACACCAAGGCTACGGGCGAGAAGTGGAACGTCGAGCCTGCCACCAAGCAGACGCTTGAAAAGGCTGTGCAGATTGTCACCAAGGACTTTGGCGACTTCCCGAGCAAGACATTCGAGTGGGCGCGTATGCGCATTGACGTGACCAAGGCTGGCACTATCGGTAAGAGCGGATTTCCCAACCTTACCGCAACGTTCCGCCAGTTGGTACACACTGACGCAAACGGCAACGCCGTGGGCGGCGCACGCTGGGCTAAGACCGCAGACATTACCACCCCTGGCGGTTAAGTCTGCGTAACACTTGAAGCGACAAAATGGGCGGTGTGGAGCGTGAACAGCGAGCCGCACCGCCTTTTTCTTAGGAAAGCTGACAGAAAAAAGTTAAGTTTATGGAAAGCGAAAAGAAACAGCAAGTAAGCGACACCTTGCAGGAAACGGCAACGCCTATCAAAGTGGGCTTGTTCAAGTTCCTCGTCAAGCAGCCTACGCTTGGGCAGATATACGATATGGGCGCAGTAGCTATCAACATACAAGATGCAGACCTGCGCGAGAAAATGGAAAGCGCACAGCGCGTCAACGTCATTGCGGAAGCTATCACGCACTACAACGACGCTCGCATCATGCAGCAGGTTTTCATGATACTGCTGTTCCGTCGCAAGCTGTGGCGCTGGGTGTGGAAGCGTTATATCCTGCACCGCTTGACAGTTGACAAGTTCAACGAGCTTGTGGCAATCGTAGGCAGGAGCTTCAACATAAATTTTTTCTTGACCTCTATAATTTTCCTCAAGCAGACGACGAAGATAACGGAGCCCAAGCAAACGACAGCCCATGGGCAACAGTCGGAGGCGTGATGAAATACTTCCGTATGAGTTACGAGGAGGTCGTATTTAGACGCTCATACATCAACATTATGCTGCTCAACAAGGCAATACCAAACTTCAAGTCCAGCAGCAAGGACGCAGAGGACGGCACGCCAAGCAGCAAAAAAGGAAGCGAACGTGCATCAGCAGGCGTTAAGCACGTCAAGCCGCAAGGCGGTCATGCAAACACTTTCTTCCAACAATTCATGTAACAACGAAGCATTATGGCAGAGGACGTATTAGGCATTACTGGTATAGTCAATATTGACGACATAAAGAAAACGTTTGACGCGCTGATAAGCGACCTTGACAGGCTTGGCGCGGAAACGGACGTTATCAGTGCTCGCATGTCGAAGGCACTGACGGACATTGCAAACAGCAGCGAAAAGGACTTGGCGGCAAAGACGAAAGCTGCCATGCAGGTACTCAACGACGCTATTGCGCAGACAAACAAGCAGCTGACTACTACGCCCGAAATGCTTAAGAACGCGGAGCAGGAAGCAACACGCTTGCAGCAAGCTATCAGCAAGCTGGAAAAGCAGCAGGGACAGACCATCGTCGGCTCAAAGGAGTTTGACGAGCTTAAGCAGCAGCTGGATAGCCAGCGTGAAGCTTACTCGCAACAAGTGCAGAAGATTGATGAAATGCGTGCAGCTCAACAGGGCGCGGCAGACAGCGTTTCACAACTTAACAGCATTTACATCAACTTCCTTTCATCTTTGCAGCAGCAAAACGAGACGGAGCGTGAAGCTGTTGACGCAACAGCAGCGGAAACGCAAGCTACACGCGAGCAAACGGAAGCAAAGAGGGAAGATAACGAAGCGACAAAGCAAGCTACGCAATACAACGCGGAGTTTGTGAAAGGTCTTGAAGATATTGCCGCACGTGCAACGGAAATGGGCACAAAGCTTGGCGGCACGGCAAAAGTACTTAGTGGCTCAATAGCGCAGAACGCTTCTTTCGTTAGGTCGCATCTTGAATACATAGAGAAGCAAAAAAAGACACTTGAAAAAGCGTTAAAGTCAGGCGACAAAGAACAAGCTGCCTGGGCAGAGCGCGAAATAAAGCAAGCGGAGCAGCGTGTGCAGCAAGCAGCTGACAGCATACAGTCGTTTATGCAGACGATTGAAGCTATTTCAAGCAACGCTGTACCGTTGCCCGAAGAAAGCGCGACGAGCAAAGGGCCGCGTCAGCAGCTCATGGAACTGCGTAACGAGATAACCATGCTTACTTTGCAGTGGCGTGAAATGACGGAAGCAGAGCGTGCCAGCGCAGAGGGGCAGGAGCTTAAGCAGAAGCTTGACGAGCTGTCCGCAAAGGCTGCAAAGCTGCAAGACGCTTTCGGCGACGTGCAGGAGCAGATAAAAAACGACGCAAACGACACAGCTGCCTTTGCAGCCGTGACGCAAGGGCTCAACTTGCTTATATCGGGCTTTGGTGCTGCCGAGGGTGCAGCTGCCGCACTGGGTATGAGCGAGGAAGAATTGGCGCGTGCCCAGACTATCATACAAGGCTCGCTCGCTGCAACAAACTTCCTCACGGAAGCAGGTAACGCGCTGCAAGGGCAGTCCGCACTTATGCGCGGTATCAGCACTATACAGACACTTGCAGCTGCAAAGGCTACGGACATCGAGACAGCAGCAAAGGGACGTAACGTTGTCGTGACGAAAGCTGCTGCTGTTGCACAAGGTATCTTCAACGCCATTGCAAAGGCAAACCCATATGTGCTGCTTGCTATGGCAATCGTTACAGTCGTGGGCGCACTTGCTGCCTTTGCGCTTGGCAGCAGCAAGGCAAGCAAGGCAGAGGAAGAACACCAAAAGGAGCTGGAGCGTACAAAGGAAATCGCACAGGAAGCCTATGGTGTGTTCAACAGCGAAATTGCCAAGACGCTGACAAGCTACCAACGGCTGCAAACGCAGTGGCGCAAGCTGTCCTCGGAGCAGGACAAGCAGAAGTGGATAAAAAAGAACGCACAGGAGTTCAAAACGCTGGGTGTCCGCATAGATAACACGTCGGAAGCTGAAAGGTTTCTTGTCAACAACACAAGCAAGGTTATTGAAGCTTTGTCGCTACGCGCACAAGCTGCTGCCTACGCTGCAAAGGCGCAGAAAGAGTACGAGAAGGCGTTGAGCGGCGTAACGGATAACTACACGGCAGGCGACACGATCTCAATGTCTGATGCGCGTGAGCTGTTCGGCAACAACTGGACGATGTACGGCACGGTGAAAAAGGACAGCACGCTCGGCATGGACTGGATGGCAGAAGATGATTTTGTCCTTAACCAGCGTGGCGTTGACTTGCTCATTGAGCGTGCCATGGGGCCAGCACAGCAGCGTGCGGAAATGTGGCTGCAAACGGCAGAGGACTTAAAGGCGCAGGCAGAATCCATCTATGACAGTATAGGTGTGCGTACTGTTGACGAAGACGAGCCTACGACAACGGACAAGCCGACAAAGGACAAGCCAAAATACAAGTCCGCTGCGGAACTTAACGACGAGCTGCTGAAGCTGACAAAGGAGCGTATAGACCGCGAGCTGGAAGCAGAAAAGGAAGGCACGAAACGCTGGGAGCAGTTGCAGCGCGAGCGTATTGCCATGCAGGCAGAGATAGACCGACGTGCGGCACAAAAGGCTGGCGACGAAGCTGTAGCCAATCTTGATGCAAGCTACAAGGGCGGCAAAAGCGGGCTGAACGAGCAGCAGTACAACGAGCGACGCGCACAGCTGCAACAGCAGACATCACAGCTGCTTGCCGCTATATCGGCAAAGGAGCAGCAGGACTTGGCAGACCTTTCCGCAACGCGCATAAAAGCTGAACAGCAGCAAGAGGACGAGCTTGTAGCACAGTACCAGTCCTACATCGACAAGAAGAAAAAGATTGATGCAGACTACCAAAAGGCGTTGCAGGACATCGACAAGGCTATTGCGCAGGCGCAGGAACGTGGCGATACAGAGCGCGTGGAAGCGTTGCAGCGCAGCCGTGCGCAGGCTACCAAGCAGCACAACGAGCAGCAAGCAGGACTTTCCTTGCAGCAGCTAAAGGCAACGCCCGACTATGTTCGTGCCTTTGAGGACTTGGGTAACACGTCCTCGCAGACGCTGCAAGCACTCATACAGCAGTTTGAGGAAGCGAAGCAGGCAGCAGCACAGTCGCTTGACCCCGAAAAGCTACGCGAGTACACCAGCACCTTGCAGCAGATGTACGACGAGCTGGAAAGCCGCGACCCGTTTGCAGCCCTTACGACAAGCGCACAGGAGCTGACAAACGCAGAAAACCGCTTGCGCCTTGCTACTGCCAACGTGGCTGCTGCAAAGGAGCGTGTGCGCCTTGCAAAAGCTGCTGGCGACGCAAAGCAGCTTGCGAAAGCCAACGAGCAGCTGACGCAGGCAGAGGAAAAGGAGCGCGAAGCAACGGACGCAGTGGAAAAGTCAAAGAACCGCTACCGCAAGGCACAGAAAGCTGTTATTGCGCAGGTTGACGAGCTTGCAAACGCTATCAGCAACTTGGGCAACGCTATAGGTGGCGAAGCAGGGCAGATACTTGGGCTTATCGGCGACGTTATGACGTTCACGACGCAGACCATTGACGGCATTAAAGCTGTGACAGCTGCGGGCGTGCAGGCACTTTCTACGCTTGAAAAAGCAAGTGTTATCCTTGCCATTATCAGTGCAGCCATACAACTTATCCAGAAAATAAGCTCGCTGTACAAGGACGCACACGCACAGTACGAGGAATTTGCCGAGAAGCAGAAGGAGATAAACGAGCTACGCAGTGCCGTTGATGATTACCGCCTTGCTGTCATTGAAGCACAGAACGCGGAAAAGCGTTGGTTTGCAAGTACTGGCATGCAGGACTTGCGCGACATGTATGAGTACAGCAACAAGGCACTTGAAAGCTACATCAACAAAATGTACGAAGCGCAGGCTATCTACCAAAACGAGAGTGGCGGTGGCTGGCTGACAAATGCGCTTGCGTGGATTGGCGGGCTTGTCAGCGATATTGTCAGCATACCGGGCAAGCTCATTGTCGGCGCACTCGACAAAGTGGGCATACTTGACAAGGACACTGTGCTTGGCAAGATTATGGATTGGGGTATCACGGGCTTGTTTGGCGGTGCAGAAGGGCTTATTGGCAAAGGCGTGGGCGCACTGCTTGACAGCATGAACTACCAAGAGGGTACGACGGCAGCTTTCAAAAACCTGCGAATTGAAACACGCAGCGCGAGCAGTGGCTTTTTGGGCACAGGTATTGGCGGGCACTCACAGCGGACAGAGGATTTGACGGAATGGGCAAAGAAAAACCTCGGTGCTGACTTGTTCGACAACAGCGGCTTTGTCAATGTGGAGCTTGCAAACACAATCCTTGACAAGTACGGCGACAAGCTTGTTGGTGAGACAAAGGCAACGCTGGAGGAACTTGTGCGGCTTAAGCAGGAATATGACAAGTTCCGCGAACAGCTGGAGGAATACGTGTCCGACATGTTCAGCCCGCTTACAGACGATATGACGGACGCGCTGTGGGACTGGCTTAAGGACGGCAAGGACGTACTGGATAGCTTCAAGCAGTATGCAAGCGACACGTTTGCGGAGATTGCCAAGGAAATGATAAAGCAAGCCCTGCTGCAAAGGGTGTTCGACGGCTTCCAAGACAAGCTTGCCAACTTGTACGAAGCGTACAGCATGGGTGCTATGGACGAAAAGGCACTTACGGACGGCATTATGAAAGCAACGGACGCGCTGCTTAGTAACGCGGAAAGCCAGCTGCCGACGATCCAAAACCTGCTGACGTACATCGACGAGAAATTCAAGGAGCGCGGCTTCGACATAACGGGCAGTGACGCTTTTGAGCAGGAAGCGAGCAGCAAGGCATGGCAAACGATGTCGCAGGACACAGCGGAAGAGCTTAACGGGCGCTTCACGGCCTTGTATGAGTGCGGCTTGCAGATACTTGACTTCAACGCGCAGACGCATGAGCTGCTTGTGCTTGTGCAGGCAGATATTCAGCAGACGCGCCTTGCAACGGTGACGCTTTCGCAGAACATGACGGAGCTGCTGGACGTGCAGTATGACAACTTGAACAAGCTGGACGAGATTATTGCCAACACTGCACCGCTGCCCGACATGGCAACAGTGATTGAAAAGATTTACAACGCAGTAAAGAACGTAAACAAAAAGTAAGAAGTATGATAAGCGGACAAGCATACATCAACGACGTGGACGTTGCCAACTACGGGGCAACGTTCATTCGCGGCTGGTACGAAGCACTGCTTACTCCAGCCCCGACAAAGCAGTACATCAGCAACAACTCGCGCTTGGAGCACGGCATCCGCGTCGTAGCCAATGAGCAGAACACAAAGCTTGACAAGCGCGAAGTACAGCTGCAAGTAATGATTGAGGGAGCGACGCAGGCTGCATACTTGCAGCACTACGAAAGTTTCCTTGATGCTATCACGAAAGGGCTGTTTTCGCTGCGTGTTCCTGCCCTAAACAATAGAACGTATAAACTTGTTTACACGAGCTGCACGAAATACGGCAATTACGGATTGAAAAAGGGTATCTTTACGCTCAAATTCACAGAGCCCAATCCAAAGGCAGCAGTAAATGATTGAAAACTTTACGATAAAACGCAGGAACAGCAGCGGTGTTGTAAGCAACGTTTTCAGCTCCGTGCTTAATGCTGGCTCGTTAGTTCACCGGGAACTAATGAGCGAGCATTACGTGCAGCTTGCGTTTACGACGGCAGAGCCCGTCTATTTCAAGGTGGGCGACTACTGCGACATCGAGGGCTTTGGACGCTTTGAGCTTGTTGACCCATACTCGCCTACGTTCAACGCGAAATCGGGCGGCTATGACTACGAGCTTCGCTTGGATGCGTACTACTGGAAGTGGAAAAACAAAAAGTGTAAGTACGTACCCGAAAGTGCAGCGACGGAAACAAGCTTCTCGCTTACCGCTGCTATCAGCGTGCATATACAAGTCGCTTTGCGCTGCATCAACCAACTTGGTACTGTCAGCAGCAGCTACAAGTACAACGGCACGACGGACTATGTCTACAGCCTTGCGCACTTCACGGGCGACGTGAATGCAGCAAAGCTGATAACGTATGACAACACAAATATCATCGACGCACTTACAGCCATTGCGGAAGCGTTTGAATGTGAGTGGTGGGTTACGGATAACTGCATAAACTTTGGACGCTGCGAGCTTGGAACGGATGAACAGACTTTTGAGCTGGGCGACAACGTGGCAACAATGTCAAGCTCGCAAAGCAGCGGGGAGTATGCGACGCGTGTGTATGCTTTCGGCTCTGACCGCAACCTGCCTACTGACTACCGTAAGGACACGTCAGCGGACATTACCCGAAACGGTGTCATACAGAAACGCTTGATGCTGCCGCTGCTTAACAACCAAGGACAGCCCCTTTGTCCTCATGGCTATGTGCAGGCAGCAAACGTGGAGAACGAGGAACAGGCGGTAGAAACGGTTATCGTCTTTGACGACGTTTACCCACGGACGCAATGTGTTGTAGGTGTCGTGACAATGTATGACAAGCCCGTCGTTGACGAGGACGGCAAGGAAACGGGCGAGGTGCAGACGTTCTACCGCGTGACTGACAAGAGCGGCTTCAATTTCAGCACGGACTTGATACTTGAAGGGCATACGCTCCACATACAGTTTACCAGCGGGCGCATGAACGGCTTGGACTTTGAATGTCAGTACAGCGACAAGGATAAGTACTACGAGATAGTTGCCAACGAGGATTACGGACGCTTGCTGCCCGACAGCCTTATTTGCCCTGCACCCGACGACGAGTTTGTGCTGTACGGCTGGGACGCTTCCAAAATGGCAAGCACGGGTATCATACAGAATGCCGAAATGGAGCTGTACGACAAAGCTGTGCAGTGGCTTGAAAAGACGCGCATAGACCCAAACACGTACAACTGCACGCTTTTCAGCGACTGGGTAGCGGACAATGTTACGGCACGCACGTTTGACTTGGGCAAGAAAATCAAGCTTGTCAACACGCAGTATTTTCCGCAAGGCAGGAGCAGCCGTGTAATCGGCTACGAGCTGAAGCTGGACTACACGTATGACAGCGCACAGTATATCGTTGGCGAAAACGCGGAATACTCGCGTCTTAGCAACGTGGAAAAGCAGGTGCAGCAGCTAACCGTCAACGGAGTAAGCTACATTGGCGGCAACAGCGGCGGCGGGAGCAGCGTGTACGTGATAGCTGTTGGCGACAGCACGCCAGCAAGCGACAGCAACGTGTTTTCTGCACGCAGACAGCTTGCGCAGTTCCTACGCAAGGACATTTCGGACACAGCACGCGGACGCATCACGTTTGAGCAGCAGTCGCAGCACAACGAGGGCTTGCAGCTGGGACAGGCTTTTGTGCCTGGACTACTTGGTATTGGCGGTAAGCTGGACGGCAGAGGACACGCAGAACTACGCTCGCTCACGCTGTGGGAATGGCTGGAAGTGCCCGAACTGCGTTGGAACAAGGTCAGCATCTACATCGGCATCCGCTTTGACACGTTTGGCGGCGGCATTATCGAGACTGTCACGCCCGACAGCACGGGTGCAGAGACGGGCAGCGGCACGCTTAAGCTGGACGATGGCGAGATAGGAGCTATTGCAGTGGGCGACCTTTGCATGGGCATTTGGCACGACCAAAGTGGCAACGCGAGCGAGAACAGCGACGACAACATAGGTAACTTCACGTTTGCGGGCTTCAAGACTGTGTACTTCCAAATAACGGGTGTCAGCGGAGCGCATAACGAAAACTTTACGTATGTGCTACGCAGTAAGCTTGAAGGCGGTAACGGCTTCCACCCGTTTGAGGGTATGCACTTTGCAGGGCGCGGCAACATCGAGAATACGGAACGGCAGGCTTTCAAGTACTCCACGACGGAATACTCGCTTTCGCTTACGGGCGTGAGCACGTGGGAGTTCCAGCCGTCGAACTACTACGAGATACACGGACACTTGGAAGGCTTCTCCATGCCTGCAATAGACAGCAGCGGACGACCATACACAAAGGTTTTCCACGGCTACGGGCAAGTGTTCGGAAACGCTTACATCTTCGGACAGATAGACCAGTTTGAGCGTATCGCTTTCCGCTGCTTCACAGAGCAGTCGCTTGGCGGCTCGCTTGCACCGGGCGAGACAGAGGACGTTGCCGTGACTATCCTTAACGGCTACGGGGAGGACGTGACGGAGCAGTTTACGCACTATGCCGTCACGCGCAACAGCGGCGACGCTGCAAGTGACGCTGTTTGGAACGCTTCGCATACAAGCGTTACCAATCCGTTCCAGATAAGCTTCAACGACCTTGGTATTGACGGCATCCACAAGCTCGTCGCTACTTTCTATGTCTTGGCAACGAACGAAGCAACGGGAGCGACAGCACGCGCAACAGCAGATTATTTCAGCTAAAGAACAAAACAACATTTCTATATGAACGAGAATACATTTACATCACAAAGGACGCATACGCGAGTGAAGTTTCAGCCGCTTACTACGAGCTGTCACTTGGTATGCCTTACCCCGATGTCGCCAGCAGCACAGACGGTGAACTCGCTCGTTTCCCCACCCGAATACGAGCCCGACCGCACGGCAACGCCTACGATGATACTGCCCGAAGTACGTGCCAACGATCCTGACGGCGTATTCCATCGCGGCGCTGCAAACGAATTTCTGTCTATCAATGCAGGCGACTTGCAGTGGTTTGTGGACGGCGAGCCTATTGCGGACGTATGGACTGCTGGTACGGACTACGAGATAGACACAAGCGCAAGCGACACACGCGGCATGCTGCGAGTGAAGAAAAACCTGCCTGCAAGCGCAAAGGCTGTGCTTACTTTTAAGGGCAAGTTCCTTGATTGGCGCACGGGCATTCCGTACAACGTGGAGAGCGACGAAATAGCGTTGTCCTGCACTGACAGAGGCTCTGACGTTTTGAGCTGCTGCGTTGACAAGCCAAACATCACGTATGACCCATTCTATGACTTGCTGCTGCTGTACGACTACAAGGTAGCGCGTGGAATAGCCGTGCAGGGCACACGCGCCGACTATGTGGACGGCAAATGCTACGAGCAAAGCGTGAACGTGCTGCTTACAAGCGGCACAGCAGAGCTTACGGCATTGCCAAGCGGTACTACTATGCGCGTCGTGCGTTTGGGCAGCAGCACGGCATTAACGCCCAACAGCGAAGCAGCGCCCGAGCTGCTTGCCGCTACCTATCCGCTTGTCAAGTTCGACATGCGCATGATAGCGAAAGGGGAGTACGAAGTGCAGTTCTTACAGAGCGGCAACATCGTAGCACGCTGTACCATTGGCCTGCATACTTCTACAACGATGCCCACGGGCGGCAAGCCGCTACGCGGGGCAGACATCACGCCTGCAATGAAGGTGTACCAAAACCAAGTGCTGCTCAACACGGGCGACAATGTTGTTGATTACCCAGAGCTGTACTACCTCATACAGTGGTACACGCAGGCAAAGTACAACGACAACGGAGTATGGAAGTATGCTGCTGAAAAGATATGGCAGCGCGGCGAGAATATCCTTGCAGCCATTGCCGACCTCGACATTGGCACGACTGTCAACGACAGCTTCTTTGACCAGTGGTTTGACTGTAATGCGCACGCAGCCCGCGAGCTGTGCCTTGACGAGAGTAACGCTGTGCTGACGGACGAAAACGGCGAGTATCTCATTGACTAACATAAAGCAAAACGAACATGCTGTACAGTATCATAGACACAGTGAAAGGCAAGAATGCAGGCATCAACCCGCACTTGCATCAGACTACGCTCAACGGCAGCAAAATGGTTGTCAACGAAAACGAGCTGCGTATGGTTGACAGCGACATACAAGTGGCAGCTGCTTCCCTCGACGGTGTTCTGCTTACCCTTGCAGAGCTAAAGAATGAGTTGAACAAACTAAGAAAAGTATAATAACAATAAGCATGAGTAGAACAGGCGCGGCTTTCTCCGTCCGCTTCCTACGTAACGGAGACCAGGTGTTTGTCACGCGCAACATCATCAACCGCAACGGTGATGGTGCAGCCCTATTCCAAGTCGTTGACCCGACGAGCGGCATAGTATCGCCCGATTGGGACGCGACGGGCAAGAGCGGTGACGCACAGACTGCGGTGCTTAACGCACAGCCTATCGTACAGCTTGGCGTGCGCTCGTCCGCTGGCTATCCTGCGGAGATTACGGGTGTAACGTGGGCTTACAACGGCTTGACCCTTAACTTCACGTACAACGGCAGCACGTGGGTTACAGCTACGAACAATGACGCTTTCCAAGCACGCATCAACGGCAGCTACTATGAGCTGAAAGTGGTTAAGAACTTGGCAAGCAAGACAGAGATTGCCAACAAGCAGATTGCCTACGAAGTGAGCTACGTGAGCAACGCATGTTCGGACAAGGTGCAGGGCAGTGTTGACGTACTTGTACAGACGGCTGGATCAGACAGCCACATCTTGCAGATTACGACAAACCGCGTGGAGCTTGACGAGACGCACACGACAGCAACGCTTACTGCTGTGGGTATGTACGGCACGGAAGCTGTTGCTGTGGGCAGCAACGGATATACGCTTAAGTGGTATCAGGACGGCGTGGAAATCAGCGGGCAGACGAACAGCACGCTTACTGTCACACGTGCAATGGTCGAAGGTGGCAGTATCTTCATTGCGAAGCTGTTCCTCAACGGCAACGCTGTTGCGCAGGACAGCCAGCGCATCAACGACATTGCGGACGAGTACCAGATACAGTACGTGCCAACCAACGCAGGCAGCAACTACGTGGGCATCGGGCATAACGCTGTCTATACGCTGTCCGTTACGCGCAACGGCGTAGCATACACGGGTGCAGTGTCCTACGCGTGGCAGGTGTTCAACGCTGTTGGCGAGATTAAGACAAGCGGCACTGGCAGCACAGTAACTATTACTCCCGACGACTGCGTTGTAGGCAGCGGCGAGGGTGCATATCACGCTGACGCGGACGTGCAGGTTACGGCAGACTTCTAAGGGAAATTTTATGTCTAACAATATCAAGAAAGCAAATGAGTAAAAAACTTGTTGACAAGCCGTATGTTACCGAAATGGCTGACACGAACAGCATTTTTGGTAACTTCGGCGGGGCTGTTGGCCAAATGACAATGGCTAACTTTCGCAAGCACCTTAACGACAACGACGAAGAGGTGCTGAACAACTTGGCTTTCTACATCGACGTGAACAAAGCTTCGAGCCTTGGCAGTACCCGTGTCGATGTGGGAGGAAACATGAACATGCGGCAGCTGTGGGAAGATGCAGGTGTCAGCATACTTATGGACGCGCAAGGCAACTTCTGCGAGCTGAACCGCAACGACTGCCGCTACACAGCAGAAGGCGACTACCTGCTTAACGCAGACGGCACGGTAGTAAGCGACTTTGCGCACTGCGACTTCATGAAGATTATCCCTACTACCTACGGACGCGTGCAGACGGTTGTGGTGAACAACGTCACTATCCTGCGTCTGTGGCTCTCTCTCGTTCCGCTGCCGGGCGGCTTCATTATCCCGCAACAGGTTGTCGGTAAGTTCAAGGCAACTTTTATTGGCAGCGGTGCAAGTGCTGTCATGCGCTCACTGCCCGGCTTAGTGCCTGCCAATACGCGCACTGTGCGCGGCTTCTGGGAAAACGCGCAGCTGCGTAGTAAGAACCACGGATTGGCAAATCTCGACTTCCGTAACTACCTGCTGTTCCACATGATGAGCAAGTATGCCTATCGCGACTGCCAAAACGCAAAGACGACGGACGGAACGCTTGTTTGGGGTGTTGGACTTGACGGAACTGAAAGCACGGGTAGCGACAAGTTTGCCGTGCAGCGTTACATCAAGACGGGACACACACTGTCCTTGGGTGACTACGACGGCAAGGCTGCTGTGCTGGATAGCAACGATGATACTGTGCATGGTGTGAACGTCGCAGGCTTCGAGAATCCTTATGGCCAGTATTGGGAAATGATGGGCGGACTTTGCTCCGTTGGCCTTGACGTTTACTGCTGGCGTAGTAACATTGTGCCAAACGGCACGCCTACGGCTGAAACGTTTGCGAACATTGAGCATGTGCTGCTCACGCGCCCAACAAGTGCTGTAACGGGCATGAACATTATCGCAAGCAAGGAAGGACAGGGCGTGTACATGATACCTAAGCAGTCGCTTTCGGGTGTAAGCTACGGCGATAACTTTTGGTATGATGCAGCAGGACAGCTGTGGTTGTTCGGCGGCGACTCGTACAACGGTGCGAATTGCGGTCTCGCTTATGCGTACTCGAGCAACGCTTGGTCGAACTCGGGCGCGCACTCCTCGGCTCGCCTTGCTTACTATGGTAGTCTGAATAAAGTTTCGGCGAATCGTCTGAAAGAACTTGCCGCGTAGGCGGGGTGCAGGGGGTGCGCCCCCTGCCCTTGCTTAAAAAGCAAAATCCTAAGAACAAACTTTGTAACAAAGAAAAATAAACAAAAGCCATATCTCCAATGGTTGGTATAGTGGTATTTGAGCTGTGGATGTTCGGCGGCAACTCGAACAACGGTGCGAATTGCGGTCTCGCTTATGCGAACTCGAACAACGCTTGGTCGAACTCGAACGCGAACTACTCGGCTCGCCTAACTACGTTACACAGCAGCCGTAACAAAGCTGCTGCAAAAAACATAAGGGTGTCAGTACTGCGTCATGGGAACGCACCCGAATACCACGAGCCACGGCAGCGTGCGCGTATGTATAGCACGTGTTGGTCGGAACAACATTCACCTTGCGCGGAATCAGTGTCAGCACTGCCGCCCGTGACGTTAGTAAATCCGCTGCAAAGCGGAAGTTGAAAGCTTCACACAGAAACGATAGCAAGCGAAGATTGGAATGAAAAGAGTAGGCTACATATATGAGCAGATGGCTCAATGGCATAACATTGTGGAAGCGGAAAACGTTGCCACGAAGCGCAAGAGCCGCAATCCCGGTGTACGTCGGCATATTGCCGTGCGCATGAAAAACCTGTGCGAGATTCAGCAAATGGTGCTGGAGCGCAGGATGCGCACTGACAAGTACATGCACGAGCAGCGGGTAAGCGGTCAAGACAAGCTGCGTGACATTGCAAAGCTGTTTTTCCACCCCTCGCATATTGAGCACCAACTGCTGACAATGGCAGCTGAAAGGAGAATAGACAGAAGCTTAATACGGCACACATACGCGAGCCGTAAGGGGTATGGGCAGATAGCGTGTGCCTTGCAAATAAAGCGAAACCTGCGCAAGTATCGCGGACAGGTACGCTGGTACGGGCAAGGCGACATCTGCAAATACTATGACAACATACAGCACACGCTGATACGCGGCGGGCTGGAGCGACTGTTTAAGGATGCAGAGTTTGTGGACGCTTTTGCAGAGCCGTTTGAGCGTTTTGCGCCCGACGGCAGGGGCATACCGCTGGGCATACGCCCAAGTCAAAGCACGGGAAACCTTGTACTGTGTCCCTTTGACCACTTTATGCTGGAGGACGTACATGCAGCGGACTACGTGCGCTATCTTGACGACTTCATGTTTACGGGAGCGACAAAGGGCGAAGTAAAGCGTAAGATGAAGCGTGCTGCAAAATACTTGCAGCAACGCGGCTTTGTGCTGCATGAGCCAAAGGTGCATCGTGTGCATGAGGGCGTGGATATGATGGGCTTCGTGTATTACGGCACGCGTAACGACATGTTTTGGCGAAAGAGCGACAAGAAGCACTGGCTGCATCGTCGCTCAAACGTGACAAATGCGCGTCGTCTGCGTGAGCTTGACGATGCCGCATGGGGTATGCTAAAGTGGGGTAACTCGCACTGCAAGCGTATGTGGATGCAAAAGACAGGAAGAAAAATAACAAAATTCAAGAACAACAAAAAGACAATGGCAGTAAGCTACGGCAACAGCGGCATCAAGCGCACGGAGCGCGTGGATGCAAACGGTGCTCCATTCTTTGAAGCGCCGCGTATAGGGATGCAAATGCTGCTTAACAAGCCCGTGGAATCGGACAAGTGGGTAGCCAACGTAAAAACGTCGCAGGGCGAAGGGCGTTATGCTGTGCGTGTGCAGTTCATGGGCGACACGTACAAGCTTATCGTCAATGCTGTTGAGATAAAGACATTCTTTCAAGACATGACGCGCAATCATGTTACGCGTCTGCGTACTGTGTTCATCGACAACGGCAGCATGCACTATGGCGTTGACTATAATAGAACGGAAATACTGGAAGTTGACGGTCGCAAGATTGTGGAGCTTGAGGGCAAGGCAGTCTTTGAGGACACGAAAGAGCCAGTGGACTTCAAGTAGCATGTGTAACAATTAACAATAGGAGAAGCAAGCTATGATTACAGGTAATTTGCAAAGAAAGTGGAGCGCAGAGCGTCCGCAAGTGTATGACAAGGAATCGCGCATTGTGTGCCTTGACATCAAGGAGGAAGCGCAGGCAGACGGCGAGGGTGTCAGCACTCCCGGCTATTCGTACCTGCAAGTGGAAATCGACACGAACATCGACTATGGGCATATCAAGTCGCAGCTCATTGAAGCAGGCTTTGCGTCCAAGGACGAGTTCGGGCTGCTGATGAATGCCGTCGAAGACGTGCGCACAGCAGCAAAGGAAGCCACAAGTTGGGCAAAGTTCAAGGAACTGCTCGACACGGAACACCTGCGCGAGTTTGGCGAGTTCTGCGAGTTCCGCGAGGAATGTGCAGCAGCAGCCCGCGAGGTGATGAACAATTACTAAATGAGTAAGCAATAAAAGCAGAAGCGTATGAGGATAAAAGGAGCGTTCACCGTTCGTTGGGCACCGCAGGACGGTAAGGCAGGAACGGGCGTAACTATACAGCAGACAATAACGCGCTACGCAAAGAGCACGTCGGGTACTTCGCATCCTACCAGCGGCTGGCAGTCAACTGTTCCAGCTGTCGATAACGGCTTGTACTTATGGACGTGGGTGTATGTGCGTTACAGCGACGGCACGGAAACAAATGCGTATTCCGTCGCCCGCATGGGTATTGACGGTAAGGGCATACAAAGCAGCACCGTTACCTACAGCCAGCAGGCAACGTCTGTTGACCCTGCAACGATTACCAATTGGGGAGCGTTCCCCTCAACGCTTACTGACGGCTATTGGCTTTACACTAAGACGCACATCGTTTACAGCGACGGTGCAGCAACGGACAGCTACAGCGTGTCACAGGTCGGCGTTGGCGCGTATTACGCAGGCTGTCAGGAATACTGGTCTATTGGCGACAGCGCAACGACACCGCCCGAAGGAGCACCGACACCGGGCACGTATGTCAACGGACAGACGATTACTACTTCTTGGTCGCAGCAGAGACAGCAAACGACCAACGAGCAGCCTTATTTGTGGAACTTCGAGATCAGCGCGGACAGCCGAGGAAACCGCTATGTAACGCAGGCTATCTGTATCGGCAACTTTGCAAAGGGCATTGCAAGCATTGTTGAATCGTATGCTATCAGTGCCTACGGGAAGCCAGATGGCGACCGTAGCTACCCAAGCGACATTGCCGCAGCGGACTGGACGGACGAGCAGCACGCAGCAGCTCCTACCGAGGCAAAGCGTTACCAATGGAACAGGACAGTTATCACGTATAACGACAACAGCTCGGACACGCACTATCATGTCAGCGCAGTAAAGGGCATTGACGGCAAGGGCGCGACGTACATTGACCTTGATAACGAAAATGACAGCATGCTGTATGACGGGGCAGGAAACCTTGTCAGCGGCAGCGCATCTACGAACATCTACCTTTACAGCAACGGACAGCGCGTTACGAGCGGACTGCCTGCGTTCACTATCAAGGAAAAGAGCTCATTCCTTACTGCCGCTATTCCAAGCGGCAGCAGCACGCTTACCGTGAGTGCTTTTAGCGGCAACACATATTCGGGCTACGTCATTGTTCAGTGTACGTACAATAACGTGCCTTACACGGCACGCTTCACTGTAAAGAAGCTTGTCGGCGTGGATAAGTACGAGCTGGAGCTTGACCATACAGCAGTGTCCTTTAACGAGACAAAGGAAACACTGTCAACGGCAAGCGTCAAAATAAAGGTATGGCGTACCGGGCAGAACGGCACGCGCACACAGCTTGGAGTGAGCACAGCAACAGCGTTGTCCGTCTATGGCTTGACGCTATGGATGTACCCTAACGGTGTATCTGCTGACAAAGAGCAGCTGACAATCAACCAAACGACGGGCGTTGCAACTGTCAACCTTACAGCACAGTTTGCAAAAGAGCACACGAACTTTGCCGTCGTGCTGCTTAAGTCAAATTCGGAGATAGACCGCGAGACTGTACCCTTTGACAAAGTAGAGGACGGCGACGTAGGGCCTGGCGGTGTCGTGCTCGACCTTGACAACGAAAACGACAGTATGCTGTACGACGGAACGGGCAGCACGCTTATTTCGGGCAACGTCACTTCGCAAGCCCACTTGCTCGTTGGCGGCGAGGATAAGACGGATGACGTTACGGAGTGGGACTGCGTGGATAAGGTAGGCTGTACTGCGTCTATCAGCAGCAGCGGCTTGATAACTGTCACTGCTATGTCAGCAGTATCGGGCAGCTGCAAGGCGCGTGCAAAGTACAATGGCGAATACTATTACGCAAAGCTGACGCTGAAAAAGCTTGTAGGCGTTGACAAGTACGAAATCATCTGTACGCCCAACGCTTTGACGTACAACACGACAAAGGGTACTGGAGCTTCGCAGAATGTCGTAGTAAAGGTGTACCGCACGGCACAGAACGGCACGCGCTCGCTCGTTGCGAAGCTTTCCGACTACGCGCTGAAGCTGCGTTACTACTATACAAACGGCAGTACGGAATATGGGCCTAACAGCATTACGGACGGCACAGGCAGCGGGCAGTACAACAGCGGAGCAACGCGCTCGCTTTCTGCAAGCGCATACGTGCAGTATCGCTTTGAGCTGCTGGATGCCAACAATCAAACGCTGGATGCAGAAACCGTGCCTATCAGCAAGACAACGGACGGCGGCAAAGGCAGCGACAGCGTAGTCCTTGACCTTGACAACGAGAACGACAGCATTTTGTATGACAGCGACGATACGCCCATCAGTGCTGTTGTGGAAAGCTACGGCTCGCTGTACAGTGGTCCTACAAAGGTTACGAGCGGCATAACGTGGAGCATTGTTAGCGCGGACTGTTCGGGCGTTACCGTGATGAACGGCGGCGACGCTACAAGCAGCAGCTACTCGCGTTCAAGCTACCCGACAGCAGCTTGGATAACAAGCGGCGGCTACTTGCGCGTCAACGGGTTAAGCGCGTCGCAGGGACAGGTAAAGGTCATGGCAACGTACAACGGCAAGCCGTACACTAAGATACTCACGCTTAAGAAGCTGCGTGGGCTTGACAAGTTTGATGCAGTCATTTCGCCTGCTGCTCTTACTTACAACAGCAGCACAGGACTTGTCAACGGCAAGTCAACGGAAACAGTGACGGTGGAGATTTGGCGTACTTCGCAAAGCGGGGAGCGCACAAGGATAAGCGACTACAACGGCAGCAACGTGTTCGGACTTTCGCTGATCGTCACAGCCAATGCAGGCAGCACGATAACGCCTACACCACAGTCCTACGGCTGTACGTTCACAGTCAACGGCACTATTGCCAACGTGAACAACAGTATCAGCGTGCTGCTAAAGAAAGGCACGATGACGCACGACAGCGAAACAGTGCCTATAGCAAAGACGAGCAACGGCAGCGGAGCACCCGGCCCTGCTTCAAAGTCTATCTACAAGAATAGCTTCGACCAGCCTGCAACACCTACGGGCAGCAGCCCGCAAGGCAGCGGCAGGATGGATTGGCGCGACGATGCGTACACGCAGGACGATGTGCAAGTACAGCTGCAAGGTGACTTCTACAAAGGGGCTGATGATTATTGGTATGCACCCGCTATCGGCGCGTCGCAGGAAACGACGGAAATCTGCATGTTTGTAACGACTGCTGCCAACCAGCGCGTCTATCTGCGTGCAAAGTGCAGCACAAGCAGCTATGCGCGTCTGTACATTGGCAACTTGGACGCTGTTGCCCCCAAGTCAAACTACCTGCGCAGCATCAGCGGCAGCAATCAGGACACGCAGGACATTGAGATAACCGTGCCTACAGCTGGCACGCATTTCATCAGCATTGTGTACGTGCGTGGCTACACAAACAGCAGCAGTGACCTTTACGCCAAGTTTATCATTGGCAAGATGTACACTTGGCAGTCAAACGCAAAGACGTACAACAGCGCAGGCGCTATTACTGCATGGAGCACTCCTTTCAAGGTGTCGGGCGAGGGAATAGGCAGCAGTGTACAGACACGTGCCAATATCTTGCAGCAGACAGCGTTTATTTCATCCCGCATGGATAAGTGGGCAATCAAAAACGGTGCTACGACGGACGGAATGGACGGTCGCAGCGCGTACAAAGGTGTGCCCGACCTCTCGCAAAGTTTCAAAGAGCTTCTTGCGCAGGACGTTTCAGTACCCAACGGAAACAAGCCGCTGCTTGCAAACACATGGTACACGCTTTCGTTCTGGGCAAAGGCAGCTCCGTATGTTCAGCTTACGGAAAATCAAACGAGCCACAATTACGGCTTCGCTACGGAAACGTGCTACTTGCAAGGTGGGGTAGAATGTGAGCTGACTATCAACGGCTATTGCTCGTCTGCTGCACGTAGCGCAGGCAAGGAGCTTCGCGTGTTCGTGTACTTGGAGGATTGGAGCTGGTCAACAAGTGTTGCCATTACAGCAACAAGCTCCACATCAAACAGCGTCAAGTTCACGCCACCGTCAACAGGCTTGTACAAGATAACTTCCTACGCTTACAGCAGTGGCGCATCGTCCGACCAAACGGTTACGATAAACTGGTATCGCATAAACAGAGGTATGCGGCTTGTGACGTACCTTTATCCTACAACAGGCACGCAGTCAACGTACACCTGCATAGACACTACGGCTGGGCGTATCAAGGACGGACAGCTTATAGCAGGCAGCTCGCCTACGGACAATAATGCCGAATGGCTGCTTACGGAAGTATGGACGCGCCACACGCTGACGTTCAAGACAAACAGCTTGTCAAGTACGGTTCTTTCCGCAATACAACGTGTGCTGTTCCGCATGCACGAAGCTTCAAACGACGTGTGGATATGTATGCCCAAGCTGGAGCAAGGCACGCAGGCTACGGCTTACTGCACCAACGACAACGATGCAGCGGATATGGCAGCAGACCAAACGGGTTTCCCGAATGACTGCGGCGTGTTTGTGGAAGATCCCAAAACGCCCTACGAATGGAACGATTCACGTCGCGACTACGTGGCTCATGAAGTAAGTGGTGAGTGGAAACGCTTCTTTGTGCGCCAAAAGGGTATGACTGTACCAAAAGGCTATGCTCCGTCTGCTGGCGGTAACTTTTATTGGGAGCAGGGCAGCAACATAAGCACGCTGCTGACGAACACGTTTATTGGCACGAACTGCAACATTGGCGGCTTCCTTGCCAGCAACAGCGTATTCAAGTCTGCCAACGAGAAGCTTATCCTCAACGGCGTGCTCGGCATTATCCAGATGTTCCACGACGAGGGCTACACGTGGCAAGTGCTGGAAGATGGGCGGCAGGTGCTTGGCGAGTACACGAGTGACACGGACTGCGGACAGCATATTGAGCTTGACCCTTGCGCGAGGGAGATACGTATCTACAACGAAAGCGGCACACCTGTAACGAACATCAACGGACAGACGATTAGCAGCCTATCTGCGTTGTTTGGAGACACTTCGGGTAGTGTTTCGCTCAACAGTAACAAGCAGGGTTCGTCGTCTGCAAGCAACGGCGGTTCGGTAGTCATTGACAACACAATGAGCGGCACGCGTACCCTTGGCACATTCGACACCAGCAATGCTTGCCGCGTGTCTGTCAACGGCACTCTTACGGCTGTCGGTTCGCAATACACGCACAACGGCTCATCTGACAAAATGCAGCCTGGAGTAGATAACTATGCAAGAATATGTTTGTATCTAAGAACGTATTCGGACAGCGCACGTACAATTACTAAGACAAACAAGCTCGTTGCTGTTGTAAGCTCTCTTGACAGCCAATCTGGATATGGCTCAAAAAGCATAACGATGAATGGTACGAGCGTTGACGTGCCTGCTGGCTATCACTCAGTCATAATTGAATACTATGGCTGCGTCTTCCGTAACTGCGTTGCTGTGCGTAGTGTGTCTGCAAGCTGGAATATTACGAGCGTTCCGTATGTCAGTGACATCTATCTCTCCCGTCTGTTCGCAAACGGTGTTGCCTATGGCTCGTCGCTCAACAACTTCTTTGCAGCCATGAACACAAACGGGCGTATGCTCGTCAAGGCCGTAACGTTAAGCGGGAGCGGAACTAACTCGAAGCAAAACGGATTTGAGCTGTCAGCGGACGGGTTGAGTGTCGTACATGCAGGAAGCTTGCTGCGTCCTATTGTCACGCTGGGATTTGGCCGCATTACCTGCTCGCATAACGGCAGCACGTACACCGACACACTTGCAACCTTTGCAAACGGTGTACGCGGAAGCAGCGGCACACCCACTGTTAGAAGGATAGGAGAGGGCATACACCGTGTCATGTTCCCGTCCGACTGGACTAACCTTGGTCTTGTTTCAAGCGGGATCATCGCGTCTGCCAACGGCTACTACGACAGCAGCAACCACAATACGACGGTCACTATACAGCAGATAACATCTACGTATGTGCAGTTTGTCGTAGGTGACGACATGTCGCCAAACGATGATTTTGGTTTTTGGTTTGAAATCAAGTATATGCTACCATAAGATATGAAGGAAATTAAATCACTATCAGAAAAGCGGCTTATTGTGCAGGCTACGCTTAACGGCAAGCCTGCCAACCTGCTGCTTGACACGGGCGCAACCGTCGGGCTGCTGTCACGTGACATTCGCAAGAAGTACGGGCTTGTCAAGGGCAAGCCTTTTGGCAGCAAGCTTGTAGGAGCGGGCGGTGAGTTCACGGCGTACTACTGCAACACGTTTGCGTACTTGCAAGACCGCGTGCTCACGCAGTTCCTGCTTGCCGACATCAGCAGCATTATCGACAGCATAAAGGCGCAGACGGGCATAGAGATACAAGGCATTATCTCGCTTCCGCAGATGCAGTTTGCGCACATAAAGCTGGATGCTGACGATAGCCTTGTTATCTTGGAGTAGTCCGTGTTTACACGCATTTTGCCGTTGAATAAACAGTATGCGCTATTATTGGCGCATACTGCTTATCTTTGCAGTAGAAACAAAGAAACGACAAAAGAGTAGGCTATGAGCTGGGAACTGATTTTAGGAACATTGGCAACCGTAGTGACTGCCTTGGGCGGTTGGGAAGCGGTTAAGTATTTTCTAAACCGCAAGACGAACAAGCGCAAGGAAGAAGCAGAAGCAGACAGCGCGGAGTTTGGCGTGTTGCGCGACACTGTGCAATTCCTGCAAGAGCAGCTGCACAACATGGTTGAGCAGGATGCAGCAAAGGAAAAACGCTTTGTGGAGCAGACAACCAGGCTGCGTGAGACGCAAGACCGCGAGCATAAGCTGATGCTTGAAAAGGCTGCACTGGAGCTGGAACTGCAAAAGTACCGCTGCGTTGTGCCAAAGTGTTTGAAGCGTGAGCCACAGAACGGATATTAAAGAAAAAGATATGCTGCTAAAGAAAGGACATAGAGGAAAGGACGTTGTAACGCTGCAACAGCTGCTTCACTTGCAGCCGGACGGTATCTTTGGGGCGTTGACCGAGGAAGCCGTTATGGAGTTTCAGCGTGCCCACGGGCTTGCTGCTGACGGTGTTGTTGGCGATAAGACATGGGCAGCAATGACAGCCAGCGGAAGCACGCTGTTGAAAAGCAAGCGTACTATCAACGAGATTATCGTGCATTGCAGCGCGACCGCCGAGGGCAAGGACTTCACTGTTGCCGACATCACGCGCTGGCATAAGCAGCGCGGCTTTACTACCATTGGCTACCATTACGTCATATACCGCGACGGCAGCGTGCATAACGGACGTGACATCAACGTGTCCGGCGCACACTGCGTAGGTCACAACACGCACAGCATTGGCGTTTGCTATATTGGCGGCTGCAAGGCTGACGGGCTTTCGCCAAAGGACACGCGCACGCCTGCACAAAAGGACGCGCTGCTCAAGCTCCTTAAGCAGTTGCGCACGCTGTACCCGACGGCAAAGATACGCGGACACCGCGACTTTGCAAACAAGGCATGCCCATCGTTTGACGCTACACGGCAGTATTCGCACATCTAAACAACACGCTTAATATGATGAACTATACAAACCCTAACGACTACTGGCTGCATGAGCTGTACAAGCAGGACAAGAGTATGAAGCCCGAGGATGCTATGCGCTACGGCTGTATTGGAGCAATAGTGTACGCTGCTGCATTCTTCGTGCTGCTGTGCTTCTGTGCGCTGTTTGGCAGCTGCTCGCCAAAGGTCATTGAGAAAGTCGTGACAAGGACTGACACATGCTTCATTCAGAAGATGCAGCGTGACAGCGTTTTTGTCAAGGACAGTATCTATGTGCATGAGTGGACGGCAAACGACACTGTGCGTATCGTCACAGACCGCTGGCACGTCCGCTGGAAGGACAAGGTTGTGCGTGACACTGCCTATATCTCTCAACGCGACACCGTAAGGGTGACTAAGACGGTGCAGGTTGCCAAGCCGCTGACGCAGTGGCAGCAGATGCGCCTTTACTTCGCAAACGCTGTGCTTGTAGCACTTGCTTTGCTTGCGTGTATTGTCTTAGCTCGCTGGTGGCTGCAACGTCGCAAGCTACTGTAACTTAAACGAGGATTTTTGCCATAAAAAAGAACAAAATAAAGCGGACAGTGTTGCCATTTGCACTGTCCGCTCCTTATTTTTACGCTTCCTTTTTCTTTCGCTTCCGCTTAGGAACAACAGCGTTGGTCTGCGGAGCAATGCCCGCTGCAAGCTGCTGTGCGTCGTGCTTCTGCTCTGCCTGCTTCTGGGCTTCCGTCTGCCTTTCGCGTTTTACTATTTCGCTGTATGCAGCAAACAGCGCACCGTTTACGATGTCCTTGACTGCCTTGCGCTGGCTGCTGGAAAGCGTGCTGTCCTTTGCCAATATGCGCACGTACTCCTTGCGAAGCTCGCGGAACGTCAGCATCCCTTTGTCCTTAAGCTCGTCGTAGGGTGTGCGCTTGTACTTCTGCCCTGCTGGCAGTGCAGGACGGTTTTCAAACTGTGCAATGTTGCTTTCCAACTGCTTGCGGAACTCGTCCGACTTTAGTAATTCTTTTTGTGTCATACTGTGTAATGTTATGTAAAATTTGAAATTTGCTTGGTTTTGTTCGTTTTGCGGGCGTTTTGCAGCGCGAGCCTACAACTTATCGCCCGCGCTGCTTTTAACCCGCTACACGCCGCTTTTTCTGCTTTCGCTTACCTTGCGCTTGTAGCTGCCGACAAATCTGCGCATTGCGCCTGTCAGCATCCAGCCTTTGCCGAAATACCCTTCGCTGCTATCGCTTACAAGTGATACGACGACTTTATGCTGCACGCTGCGAGCTACTTTGCGAGCTTTGTAGGTAGTCCAACCGAAAAGCTTGTTGAGCGTTTTGCTCGTAAGCCCATAGTCGGAATTATCGCACGTTATCAGCGCACAGATGAACTTTTCACTGTCCGAAAGCTCTCTGTCTGCGCAGAAGTCAATGCCCGAAAACGGCTGCACGCCATAGTGCTTCAAGTGCAGTGCTTCTTGTTCGTCCAACGGGCGCTGGCATTGAAGCATGAAGCAGTCTTGCATCATAACGGCAAGCTGTCCGTACATGACTGCATCCGTTAAAAACTGCTCCAGCGTCAATCCTGCCTGCTGGTAGTAATCAGCAAAGTTTGCTCGCAGCTTACAGCAGTCCTCGCTATACAGCAGCTCAACGTTCTTGTCGTCTTTGACGAGCCAAACGTTGACGTTGTCACTGTCCTGCTCCAAGCTGTAATTTATGCCTATCGCTTTCATACGCTACAGGGTTTCTATTTCGTTGTTGATGACATTGATTGACGCTCTGACCTTGCCCAGCAGGTCATAAACGAAGCTGTGCGGCAGCACGACATCAGACAGTGTGCCCTTGCTGTCATGTAACACTACTTGGCAGTCCCGGTCTTTACGCAGTACCTTTTCTGCCGCTTCCATTGACATGAGCTGTGCTTCCAGTTCAACAGCTCGCTTTAGATTAGATTTCTTCATATACTACATATTTTTTGATAGGTTTCTTTCTGTGTCCTATGTGGTACTTGCCGCACACGCTGCATTTATAGGCTCTGTACGTGTCCTGCAAGCCGTTCTTTTGCAAGTACGCGAAAGCGTCGCGTATAGTGTCAAAGCCGCGCTTTGCCTTACGTCTGCGCCCTCGCTCCTTGTTCCAGTGCTCACGCGGTAGTTCCCTTTTCATTGCTGTCTGCTGCTTCCAAACAGTCCTCCGTAGCCCAAAGGCGCAGTGTTACGCCTTTGACGCGCACTTTGTACACGGGTTCCTCTACGTCCAGATAGCGTACTTGTGACACGCGCCCAATGCTGCCCACATATTCGGGCTGCACGTTGTTGACAACGATGCGCACACGCTGCCCTTTGCTGTACTTAGGCTGTCTCATTGTTATTTCCCTCCGTTAATTGTTCACGATAGCTGCTGACGAACTGCAAGGCGTACTCGATGCACAGCTTGCTCGTCTGCTCTGTAGGATTGACTACGGCGCACATCTGCGCGAAGATCAGCGCAGCTGTATCAAACGTGCGCTGTTCCCAATCAATCACGCCCAAAGACATCTGCTGTGCCGTGAGGGGCTTCCTTGCTTCGGTTTCTTGCTGCTGCATACGCTCCAAGTGCTCCTGTGCTGCTTCCAGCAGTTCCTTTTCTTTCTTTTCAACAGTTTTCTTGTTCCTGCTGTTGCTGCACTGCTTGCACCAGCTTTGCAGCCCGTCACGCGTGTGACTGTCCTTGTAAAACTCCGTTACGGGCTTTTCCTGCCCGCAGTGGACGCATTTCTTAGTTTCTGTTTGTTCCATATCTGCTTTGTTTTATTTTACTACTACTTCAATTTCACCTTTTACATAAGTCCTCATGCTGTACTCGTCGTGATGCACATTGAAACGGACAAGGTTACTTTGTTCTACGGCTTTCATTATGCTGTTGGTAATGTGTCTGCGTGCTTCATAAGCAAGAATATTCCTTGTCTTATCTCCGTAGCGATGACTTGCGTCAAGCTCATCACCCTCTGTTATACATATACCTTCGGACAGTTTGACAGTATCATACAAACCACGACTGGCTGTCATTTCCACAGCTCCACTATCCATGCGGCTTCGAGGTCGTGTGGCAATGTGATAGAAGCTGCAATTTTGCATATTGCAGTAGTTTATCGGGTAGTAGTAGTTGGCAACTGTTGCAAGCTTCTTGCCCAGCCAACGTTTCCATAGCGGCTTTACGTCCTGCCCGTCCATTACGCACGCAACAGTGTACAGCACGCCCAATGTAATGTAGATGATTGCTATAGTCATACGTCTTTTACAAGTTCTGGGTTATCATATATGTTTCCTAACAGCTGCGGGTCTGCAACGTCATTTCCTAAATATATTCCGTCCTCGCAATGCACTTGCCAACGCCCGTCGTCTGTACTCCATTTGATTACGCCTACGTGGTGCTTCATCTTTTTGCGCTGCCGTTCTGTGAAAGCCCAATCGTCAAAGCCTACAATGTCTCCCTCGTATAGCTTATTACATTTCTTTGGTTTCCAGCCTGTGTACTGCCCTACAGTTTCGGGCATTACTTGCACCTGATGCGAATACGCTCCATCTTCCGCATAGCAGTGTATGAAACAGCTGCCGTCCTTGCGCCTTACTTCAAGGTCGCCGTACACAAAGCCATCGTCAAGTGTTGGCTTGCCCCTAAATTCTATTTCTCGCATAGTATTGTTTCCAGTTTTATTGTTACTCCGTTACTTGTGCCATATTATTTCTCGTTTTATATCGTCCAGCTTTTCGCCATTGGAGCACTGCTGCATCCAACAAAGGAACAGCAGCGTCCAAATGGCAAACAGTATAGCTGAATAGTCGTTGCTGTGCTTACTCATTGTATGTCCGTGTAGCCTTTACGCTCCAACACTTCCTTTGCATAGTCCGCAGTGCATCCTACAATGCGTGCAATGTTGTCAACATACCAGCCGTTTTTCCAACAGCGTACAATCGCTTTGTCAATCTCTTTCTGTTTCATAATGGTGTTACTTTTAATTGTTCGTAATGATGTTGTTTTCGTCTATATACGTGTCTAAAGCTTGTTCGCAGTAGCTACCCTCGCACATTCCAATGCGTGGCTTGCTTACCTCGTCCCTCGTCCAAGGGCAGCACTCGCAAAGTGCTTCGTCGCCGAAAAGCTTTTCAGCAAGTTCTTTCCGTGTCATAGTGCTATTTCTTTATGTACGCGTTTATTGCTTGCGCCACTTGTTCCGTAACGTCTAATTTTTTGGGCGCGACGATCTTGCCGTCTTGCACCTGCGTTTCCGTCACATACAGCTTGCCGTTGACAAAGTGCAGTGCCGTGTCAATTCCTTTGTACTTAGTCGTTATCTTCATCGTCCTTGAACTTTGGTAGTGTTACATCTACGCTTACTTCATACGTTGGAATGTCAAAGGAATTGTCCTTGTAGCAGACAATCTTTGTCACTTCCAAACCCACTTCTTGCTCGTAGTCAAGCACGAGCCTTTTAATGTCATTTTGCAGCTGCTTCGTGCGCTTTGCTACGTTGCGCTGCTGCTTGCTTCCTTTTATTATCATAGTTACTGCTTTGCTTTGAAGTTGTTACTATTGTTCTTTGTTACACTCTACTATATCTTCATAACAGATTCTCGTCTTTTTGCAGTTTTACTCCTATCAGTGCATCTACGTATGCCCACAAGGCGCAAGCGTGCTTTCTTGTGTAGTTCGCATATTCCGATGTCAACACTGTGTTGATTTCGTAATCGTCGCGTGTGATGAACTCCACGACTGCAACGCGTCTGTTCGTCGTTATCTTTGGGCTGCTTTCACTGCACCAGTGCCAAAGGCTTAAGCGTGCTGCCTTGCGTCCTGCTTTGAATGCTATTGCAAGGTCTGTTTCGCCTACTTTCCCGTCGCTGCGTTCCATATACTCGCGTGCCCACCACTGCGACTGACTTTCTCTAAACTTTCCGTCCATAGCTGATTACTTAATTAGTTCGTAAGTGTACACAAACACGTATGGGTTACGCTGCCATGTGCCTTTGCCCGATACTTTGTCAATGAGTGCAGCAAATGCTTCGCGTGGTGTTGGAAACCATTTGCGCTTGCGGTGCTTGTCCTGCGTTGCGTCGTAGGCGTAGGAAATGAACTTGTACCTATCCTCGCCCAAAGCGTCGGGCAGGGCGTTGTGCTTGTAAATGCCCTCGCGCAGGCAGTCCTCGTGAGTGATGTCCTGCAAACGCTCCAGCTTGATTGCCTTTATGCGTATGCGCTTTGGCATAAGCTCCGCTTTGACAAACATTTTGTTCGTACAGCCAGCATGCCCTTGGCGTACAAGCTCGCAGACGGCATCCTCTATGTCCGCAGGCATATACTCGCTTTCAAGCAGCGTCTTGTACGACTGTGCAATAGCCACTTCCTCGCCGACTGCGTATTTGCTGCGTGCAACTTGCATCCAGCCGTCGCACATGATAAGGTGTCCGCTTTCGTCCCAGCCCGTGTGAAGCTCATTCTTAAGCTCCTTGTTATAGGCAATACGTCGCGTCATGTCCTTAAGCTCATGCAACGTTGCTTCTGTCAGCCCGTAATTGTCATCATACATTATCTTCTGCATAGCTACTTCACTTTGATTACTGGCAAGGCACACTTCGCCTCTTTCTGTGTCTTATCTATCGCTTCTTTCATTGTGCGTTCCCATGCTTCGTGCTGCTCCTTTGTGCGCATCCACGACAAGCAAGGTCGCTGCTTCGGCATTGTCAGCGCAGAAACAACGCCCATCATTTCATCGTAGCACAATCCGTCCGCATACTTGTCGCCCTGCTGCACTTTCCAGCCGCTTTGTTCCTGCGTAATAGTTATTGCTTCCATGTCGTTACTTTTTATCGTTACACTCGTTCCAGCGTCTTGCAATCTCGTCGCCCAACGCTTTTGCATCACTCATTGTAGCTTTGAAATCCTTGTAAAGTTCGCTGTCGTACAGCTTTATTTCCGCAAACGGGATATTCCACCCGCAGCCTTCTTCCTTAAAGCACAGCTCTACAGTGCCGTGATTGTCGCTGGCAATACAAAGCATCTTGTTCGTCTTTGTATCAAAGCTGCCCTCGACAAATTTGAATTTCGGTGTTATTTCCATATCACAGTTCGCTTTCCAAAACCAAACCTCCCTCTCTTTATGGATTTATCTCTATCTCGTAGCGTATTCTGATGCCGTTGCGACAGGCTACGGCTTTGAGTCCCTTACGGGTGACGCTGTAGAAGATGGATTGCCCTATCTCGCCGCTGCGCTTAGCATAGCCATTGCGCACAAGGTCTTCCCATTCGGGTACGCACTCGGTATAGGTGACGCTGTTGCGGTAGGCTTTGTAGAGGTCGTTCTTAACCTCGCCACCGTCAAGCCCGATGCAGTGTTCCATGCGCTGATAGTGTATATCCTTCAACGAGAACTCACGGTCGGGGTCTTGCGCGTCCACAAGGTGATACAGCCGGAAGTAGTTGCCATTGGCTTTCTGCTCTTTGATGTATTCCTCGGCATTCTCGCGGGCATCTTTCTCACATCCGAAGAATTTCAGCGTGTCGGTCTTTAGATAGTTGCAATGACCTTGCGCCGCCACGAAGCCGATGGAGTCGTGCGACAGACTGAAATGTGGTCTGACGTGTCCCTCTGGAAGCATACTCAGCAGGTCGAAGTCCTGATTGAGCAGCCACAGCAACATCTTCGGTTTTTCCGTTATTGCCACCCTGTCTGTGGTGTGTGGGTAGGGAGCGCGATAGTC